ATGAAGGCTGCGGCGCTGGCCGCGCTCCTCGCCACTCTACCGACGGGGGTCGCGGCGCAGAGCTACGAGCTCGGCCGCAGCGGCGATCTGGTGGTCTCGGAGCGGCTGAGGATCTTCGCCCAGGGGCGCGCCTTCGCCGCCGAGGCGAGCCCCTGGAGCCGCACCCTGGCGCTCAAGTCCGACCTGATCGCGCAGGGCTTCTTCCATGAGGGCCCGGCCCCGGACTGGATCCTGACCGAAGTCACTGCCCGGCCCACCCTCGGCTGGTCGCCCAACCTGAACGGCGGCGTGGGCCAGCGGAGGATCGATTTCGCCGGCGGCTGGCTGGAGGTCGATCCCGCCTATGTCGCGAAATCCGGCCCGACGGTGGGGATCGCCGTCGAGGGCGAGGCGCGCCTCGCCTGGGGGCTGGGGCGCTTCCTCGAGGTCGAGGCGGACGGCGCGATCTCGCGCGCCCGCGAGAGCGGCTACGAGCGGCGCGACCGGACGCTCGGCCTCTGCAGCCGCAACCATCTGGCCGGCTGGAGCTTCCTCGACCTCTGCCTGCGCGAGGCGAAGAGCAGCCGCAGCCTGAGCGATTTCGAACAGCGGGAAACTTCGGTCCAGCTCGCGCAGCTCTTCGCGGTGCCCGGCAGCTATCACGAGGTCCGCCTCGAACTGGGCGAGCGGCGGCGGCCCGAGTTCGACCAGCCCTATGCCGGGCTGGAACTGCATTCGGTCTGGTCGGGTCTCGCCACCCGCGTGGGGCTGGCCCTCGGCCGCCCGGTGCCGGGCCGCAGCGTCGAGCGGGTGAGCGCCTTTACCGAGGCCCGCTGGCGCATGGGCGGTGCCGCCACCGGCGTCGCGGTCTGGCATTCGGAAGCCTCGGGCGGGCAGCTCTTCGGGATCGCGCAGGAAGACCGTTCCACCGGGATCGCGCTCTTCCGCCAGCTCACGCCCCGGCTCGATGTCACCGTGAGCTACGAGCGCACGGACTCCACCGTAGCCCTCTTCCGCAGCGACCAGATCGGGCTCGATCTCACCTGGCAGATCGACCTGCGCTGAGGCCGGGGCTGGCACGGGGACCGGGAGGGCCGGGAGACCGCCATCCCGAGGCCCGAGTGAGGAAAGGGCTGGTCATCTGCCGGGACCGGACTATCTGGAACCTGCAATGCCGGCGCCCAGGAACGGAGGCGCTTGGCGGAGGCCGCGGGAGACGGAATGTCCGGGCATCTGAGGCGCCAGCGCTGATCATGATGACAGGCCGGACTGCCTTTCGCGGCATGACAGGGGCGGATGCGGACCATCCCTGCCATGGCTCGCAGCCCATCCCCCCGCATCGGGCCGGCCCTCGCGCGGCGGTCCGGCAGGCCCGGCCGGCAGGTCCGGGTCCTTCGGAGACATCAAGGAGACCAGAATGAAGAAACGCACTTCGGCGCAGGCCCTGCTCGACCACTATCTGACCGCGCCGGTCGAGCGTGCAGGCCCTCCCGGAGCCGGGCGCCGCCTTTCCCCCAAGGAACAGGCCGCCGAACGCACGACCGAGGCGGCGCGGAGGCAGATCGAGGCCGATACCGAGGAGCGCGCGGCCAAGTCCCGCCGCCTCGCCGCGGCCCGCCTCGGCAAGGACGCCCCCGGCCGGGACGGCTGAGCGGCTGCCGGTCTCGGGTGCCGCGCAGGCACCCGGGCCGCGCTGACGGGGCGCCCGGAAGCCGGCCCCGGAGCAAACCGGCGAGACGCCCGGCCGCGATCGCTTCCCGGCCATCACTCCCTTGTCTGAAGCCCGCACCCCTTCCGCGCTGACCGGACACCCGAAAGTCCGAGCCTCCGCCAAGCGGGCAGACTTCTAGCTGCAACGACCAAAGGTCTGCCGACGCACGAGAAATCGACCGCGCAGCGCCGGCAGGCGCAGGACCGGCTGCTGGCGGCCAATCCGCATCTGGCGGCGCGGGGCTCGGTCTATCCGGCCGGGGTGCTGATCACCTTGCCCGAGGTGGCCGAGCCGGTGGCTGTGGGCCAGATCCGGCTCTGGGGCAGGACATGATCCCGGCCTTCCGCCTGACCGTCGATGGCGAGGACGCGACCGGCGCCGTGGCCGACCGGCTCCTGAGCCTCGCCCTCACCGACGAGGACGGCACCAGGGCCGACCGGCTGGAGATCGAGCTCGACGACCGCGACGGCCGGCTGGCCTTCCCCGACACCGAGGCGCGGATCGAGGTGGCGCTGGGGTTTGAGGGTGAGCCTCTGGCGGCGATGGGGGTCTTTGCCGTCGACGGCGTGGCGGGCAGCGGGCCGCGCCAGTCCCTGCGGATCACCGCCACCGCGGCCGACCTGAAGGGCGAGATCCGCAGCCCCCGCACCCGGGCCTGGCGCAACCGGAGCCTGCGCGACATCGTGGCGACCATCGCGGCCGAGGCCGGCCTCAGGCCGGTGGTGGGCGAGAGCGTGGCGGGCACGGCCTGGGACTATCTCGCCCAGACCGCCGAGTCGAACCTGCACTTCCTGACCCGGATCGCGGCGACGCTCGACGCCACCGCCAAGCCCGCCGGCGGCGCGCTGGTGGTGCAGCGCCGCGGCGAAGGCCGGACCGCCGCCGGCGACCTGCTCACCCCGCCCGTCCTGCCGCCCTGGCGGCTCACCGACTGGAGCTGGTCCTTCGAGGGCCGCAGCGTCTACCGCGCGGCCGAAGCGGAATGGACCGAGACAGGCAGCGGCATCACCCACCGGGTCCGGGTGGGCCAGGGGACGCCGCTGAAGAAGCTGCGCCACGCCTATCCGACCGAAGCCGAGGCGCTGCGGGCGGCCGAGGCGGTGCTGTCGGGCGCCGCGCGCGCGGCCATGACGCTCGAGGCCCGGCTCGCGGGCTTCGAGCCCGGCCTCCTCGGCGGCGCCTCGGTCACCGTGACCGGTCTGCGGCCCGAGCTGAACGGCGACTGGCATCTGGAAAGCGTCAGCCACCAGCTCGATCCGGGCGGCCTCGTGACCTCGTTCCGCGGCAGGAAGGGCACGGCATGACCGGCTGAGCGTCAACCGGGAGGCCAGAGGGTGTGCAACCACCCTCCGACATGGGGCATGGATGGCGATCGATCCCCCACCGACCAGACAAGAATCATGGCCGCTCCCGCACCCTTGCGGGCGCGCCGAAAAGGCACGAACCAGATGAAGAGTCCACTCTCGCCCGTCACCCCGCTGCAGCCTGTGGCGCCATGGATCGGCGGCAAGCGCAACCTCGCCCGCCGGATCTGCGCCATCCTCGACCGCAGCCCCTGCCTCACCTATGCCGAGCCCTTCGTCGGCATGGCCGGCATCTTCCTGCGCCGCAGCTCGCGGCCGCGGGCCGAGGTCATCAACGACCGCGGCCGCGACGTGGCCAACCTGTTCCGCATCCTGCAGCGGCATTATCCGCAGTTCCTCGACACGCTGCGCTTCCAGCTCACCACCCGCGCCGAGTTCGAGCGCCTGGTGGCGACCGATCCCGACACGCTGACCGATCTCGAACGGGCGGCGCGCTTCCTCTACCTCCAGCGCACCGCCTTCGGCGGCAAGGTGAGCGGGCGGAACTTCGGCGTCTCCTCGCACCGGCCGGGGCGGTTCAACCTGACCACCCTCGAGCCCATGCTCGAGGACCTGCACAGCCGGCTTGCCGGCGTGATCGTTGAATGCCTGGACTGGGCCGACTTCCTCGCCCGATACGACCGGACCGAGACGCTCTTCTATCTCGACCCGCCTTACTGGGGATCCGAGACCGACTACGGCCGGGATCTCTTCGGACGCGATGACTTCGGCCGCATGGCCGAGCGGCTGGCCGGTATTCAGGGCCGGTTCCTGCTGTCGATCAATGACGTGCCCGAGATCCGCGCGATCTTCGGCCGGTTCCGGATCGCGGAGGTGACGACGACCTATTCGATCAGCGGCAGCGCCAAGGGCAATGGCACGGCGCGGCCGGAGCTGCTGGTCTCGAACTGGGACATCGGCGATCCGGGCTGAGGAAGGTGCCGCGGGCCGAGCGATCGGCCCGCGGCGGCATTGGCAGAGTATGAGGCCCCGCGTCCGGCGCCGCGACCCATACGCCGGATGAGGTGCGGGATCCGTAGGCATATTGACGCGGAGGGGATGGGTCGAGCGGAGAGATGGCGGGCGGTCTTGCGGCAAGAGCCTATAGCACCACCGCTAAAGCGGTCATCCCTACATAGCGCAGGAATTAAGGGGCATCCAACGTCCAATTAAAGTGTTGAATTTCGCGGTATCTCCGAGCCATGATCCTAGAAACTGCACCCGAAAGGCCAAGTTGCATCATACTTCTGAACTGAAGATTCAGGGTTTCAAGTCGATTTCGAATGCAACATTTCCACTGTCGCATTACACGCCGCTAGTCGGCTACAATAACGCCGGGAAGACAAACATTCTCAAAGCCGCAAGTTGGGTCATCAAGAAGACAAGCCTTTCGATTGAGGATTTTCATGATGCAAATTCTCCTGTTATCGTTGAGGCGGAGATCTCTGGCATAACTCCCGCTGTACTGGATGCGCTTGGCGGCGCACACCGAGCGCGAGTTGAACCGTTGATTGCTGACGGCAAGATAAGGATCCGACGGTCACAGGCCACCCCTGGACAGCCCGCTACGAGCATTCGTTTTGAGGTTTGGAGAGAAGAGGAAGGAACGATGGTGTGGGCCTTCAACCCCACTGGCATCGATCCAGCGATAGGCGCCCTGTTCCCTGACCCGATTTTCATCGGCGCAATGGAAAATGCCGCAGAAGACGTCGCTAAGTTTGGCAGCAGTACGACGATCGGCAAGTTGCTCAAAGAAATCATGACGCCGGTAATTGATCGCCATTCGCCGGCTGTCGCGGAGGCTCTTCAGGCAGTTGGCCGGCAGCTATCAGCAAGCTCCGAAGAGAAGGATGAAACCCTGACCGCACTTGATGCGTCCATCCAGAAAGAGCTTGCAAGGCTCTTCCCTGGGGTGACTGCGAAAACGCACGTCCCTGTGCCCGACTTTGCGGACTTTATGAAATCGGCAACGATCCGCATCTTTGAGGAAGGGTATGAACACGCGAGTGGCCGGGATGCATCGTCGTTCGGGCATGGTGCTCAGCGATCTATCCAGATCGCGTTGGTCAAGTGTCTTGCGGAGGTCAAACGGGCAGCCGGAGCGAACGCGGGCAGAACCACTCTTCTTCTAATAGATGAGCCGGAGCTCTATCTTCACCCTCAAGCGATAGAGGTGGTCAGGGCAGCCCTCAGTCGCCTGGCGGGGGAAGGATATCAGATCATTATCACCACGCACTCCGCAAACATGATTGCTCGCTCCGACGCGAAGAATGCCCTCCTGATACGAAGGAACGTGGCCGACGGGACAACCTGTTATCCGCGGATGAAAGATGTCGTCGAGGAAGCCATTGCAGACGCCGACCATCAATCAGAAGCCTTGTTCGCCTTATCGAACTCTAACCGCGTGCTCTTTTCCGAGCGGGTAGTGATCATTGAAGGAAAAACCGAGAGGACCATCTTTCCTGCTATCTTTGATAACATCTTCGGCGTCACGCCTGGGGAGGATAAAATCGGATTTGTCGACATTGGAGGCGTAAATAATGTCCCGGACACAATGCGCATCCTTCGCGCGATGGGGTTGCCGTGTAAAGCTGTTGTCGATCTTGATTTCGTATTCAGAACAGCACCGGCAAAGGATTTGATTCGAGATGACCACCCAGATCTCTTGGCTTGCCGGGAGATTTTTTTGTTACTCGAGGGTCAGGGTCGCGTAAGTCTGGATGAACTAGGCTTGCCGAAGAAGCATGCCGGGAAGCCCGCAATCGCGGCTTTTGAAATGCTTGCTCGAGAAGCTGATGCGATACCGCATATTGACCGACTCTTTGATGAGATGAGGGCGCAAAATATATGGATCTGGAAGAAGGGCGCTATAGAAGCGTACCTGAACATCGCCAAAACCGACGCAGCTCGCATAACCTTCATCGACAGACTTTCCGAAGAGGCTTACCGCGATGCTCTGCCGGACTATCCGACGATCACACAAGCCATGGTGTGGCTGCGAGCATAGACCGACGCTAAGCTCCGCCAGGGCGGGGTCATGGCGAAGACACTCTTTCCTGCACTTGGCAGCGCCGCGGCATCCCGAACCGCGGCTCTGCCGAAACTTGCAGCCCGACCGTCTTCCATGTTCCGCGCCGTGACTCTCATCCACTTGGCAGTGTGGTCCGCGGCGGCATGGTGGCGGCTGCACATCCGCGCCCGCCGTTGGTTCTGCCGTCCGAGATGCCGCGGGGGAGGCCACTGGGCCAGACGAAACGAAGTGAATCCACAGAGACCTCGCTGCTGCAGGTTCTCGTGTCCCGCACTGCAGGTCTTCGTGTCCCGCTACACCGCTACAACCCGTGTAAGGGGACAGTAAGAGTTGCACGAACCCGGTAGGCTGCGGGTGAAGCCGGAAGATGCTGGATGGGCTATGAAATTCAATGCTTTATGCCATGACGCCGGGCGCGGGCATCGGAATCGTCATGTCTTGCACTAGATACGAAAACTGCCATTCAGGTGGCAGCCTGCCCTCGGCAGGCTCAGAAGCAGCTGATACGGCAAGATTCGTTTAAGGCGCCGGAAATAGGACGTTTTGTGTGTTTTTGGCCCGGAATGTGCGCGCCGGGCCCGATGCTGCCAGGGTCGGAACAAGCAACTGGCGATGCAAGCTCCCGAAGTCGGTTGCATGTTCGAGGTATCGCTTGTTTTTCAGATGGTTGTCAAAAAGGCACATTGATTGAGGCCCTGTCCAAACATGCAACCGTTTCCGCGACAGCCTCGCTTTTAGCCTTCGGTCCTGGTGTCGGGTCGGCACAGAATTGTATTCGCGAGGCGAGCGCAGCGTGGGTCCGTAAGCAGCCCGAAGCGGACGGTCACAGGCAGGCCTGTGTTGCATTCAGAACCTGCCTTTCAGCACGCCTCCCAGCATTGCGCTTATCCCGGCTGCAAGCGGCTGGAAAGGTGTGAGCGCCCTTGGTCACGGCAGATCCAAGCCTGGGACAAGCTCAAAATGAACCCGTCAAAATGAACCGGTCTCAGTCAGGCGCAATCCGAAAACTCTCCACCTGCCTCCATTGCGCAATCCTGCCAGAAATCTGATTTTCGATCCTGGCCTTGTCTTTCGGATTCACCGTGGTCGAATGCAGCGCCTTCAACTCGGCTAGCTTTTTAAACTGTCTGTTCGGAAGGTGAGTGCCGTCGGGCTTGACGATTACACCGGTTATGTCGGCAGCCGACTTAATCAGACTCACCTCCTTCGAGGCCTTCAGCCGCAGCCCATTCCCGTGAACGATCTTCTTGACCTCCCAAATCATGCTTTTCCGAACAACATCTCCTGATATGGTAATGTCGTCAGCATAGAGGCTGAGCTTGCAGCCTGCATCGGTAACGATTTTCTCTATGGCAAGCCACATCGGCCGATTGCAATAATAGGCAAGAATCGGACTACAAGGAGAACCCTGCGGCAAACACTCATTGTGTGTTGTTAGTCGAACCAGAACAGCTGAAACATCCGGAGAGCAATCCAGATCGGAGCGGAAGAATCGAGCTACTTTATTGGCCGCACAACTAGGGAAGTAGTCAGCAATATCGAGCAACCAAAAAGCTTCACTGCCAACATGGCGAGCAGCATTCTCAACGTAGGACCTACCTTTAACCGGGCTGAAAAGAAAATCAGGCGGGTGAATGCGCGAAAGGAGGGATGCAATTCTTGACTGAACAGCCTTCAGGCATGGATCGGGGATATCGATAGGGCGGTAGATATCTGCGGCATCTTCGCTAGGTGGCTGGCAAAGCCATTTTTCTAGCTTCTTATGCTTCCACCTGCGGGCGTATAGCATCCGCCCAGAAGAAAGCTGGTCTAGAGTTTCAGTCGATACGCGAAGCAAACGCGCCAGCTTCGATCTGCTCTTAAGTTTATAGAAGGGGCTATCAACAAGTCGGTAGCCGAGCTTAAGCGGCATCTTCTGCATCCGACTTTTTCTCGACGAATCTAAGGATATCGATAACCTTACTGGCTATCTTGGATCTGACCTTCTCGCCTGATTTCGCGTTAGGCAACTCTTCTGCAAAAAACATGATCGCAGACATAGGCAGATTAAATGCCTGAGAGTACTTCTCAATCAGATCCAGGGAAGGTGTCTTGGTTCCCTTCTCGATTTCAGAGATGTGCGATTTGGATATTCCAAGACGCTCAGCAAGTTCGACTTGCTTCAAATCATGAAACACCCTGATGAGTCTCAGGGCTTCGTTGATCATGGCTAAGTCCCTTCAGTTCGGCAGATTTAGACAGTAGGCGAGCGGCGATTAACCAGGAGACCCGAAGGTCTCCACAAGCCACCGGATTACCCGGTAGATGAGGTAAGCCATCTGAACGATGACCTTCCAAGTGCGCGGATTCCGGAGTTTCCCCCAGAAACCGCGTCGCCGCCGCCGTCGGTGTGTTTCATCAAAGTGGGCCATTTGCCCCCTCCTTTCTGCTGGCCTCAGCGCCCCACCCACAGCGGATGAAAATAACTGAGGGTCTTCGCCCAACAGAAAACGGAACCCGACGACTTAACCCTTTGCCTAGACGCGATAGCAGTCTTTGCTATCGCGTCTGCTTCGGCCCGCCGCCCGCCCGTCGCCGCCCCTCTCGGGGGGGGGCCTCCGGGCCTCCTGCGGTAGAAGTGGTAGAGGGGTTGCCCCCTCCGCGCTTGGATGAACCAAGCTGAGTTTGAAAGACTTCTTCCGTTTACACATCGTCTAGGTAAAGCGCACCCAAGGAAAGATCAAGAAGAAAGTTCGCTGAGAGCGGATAATATTCGCGAGAACTCCGCGGTTGCCCAGTACCTCCATCGACCGCTGCTCCCCTTGCTGCCTCGTGGCTGAGACACACAGAGTTCCGCGATGGCAACAAACGGCCGCTTCCGCCCCTTGCGACGGCGTCAGGCAGATAGACGTGCTCGGCCCGAACCGCCGCCGGTCAAGCGGCTGCGCGAGGTTCGCCAAAGCTGCCGTTCGAGCGAGGGGGGAGCTGGCTCTCTGCGCAACGCCGCCGCCCGCGCCTCGGTGACCCGTGCCGCGGGGGTCAGGAGGTCAACCTCCGGCTGGTCAGCCAGTGAATCTCTCCTGCCCCCTAACTCTGGATGCCCCGACCCCTTGGCGGGACCGTCTCACCACGGCTACTTTGTCGAACACGGGTGGATCGCCGCCCACAAGGCGATCAGTTCACCTCTGCGGAGGAAACTCCCAGCCAGACTATCCGCCCGAGCACCAACACCATGTCTCGCTCGCCATCCATCAGCACGGCGGATGAGCCGTCGGTTCGCAAGTTGGACAGGATCGTCACCCGTGGCTTGAACTCGACGTTGGTTGCCCAAGTCTGATCGTCGACAATAACTGCCCAAGGGGCTGGGCCACCGGACTGATCTGCGCCGGGGTCGACCAGGGCGAGCATGGTGCCGCGCAGCGGCACCTGGATGCTCGACCTTTGGATCGGGACTGCGCGCAGGTTCCTTGGATCGAGGGCGATTGCGCCGAGCCAGTTCTGGCCAAGACCGACCGGAGCTGAGCCCTCAAGATCGAGTGCCTCATGCCAGGCGGCGAAGGCAAGCGGCTGCGGTGTCTCCGGGTCGAAGACCAGAGCCGTGCCGAACTGGGCACGCAGCGCATCTCCGATCCGTGGCTGCGGTGGCTCCGCTTCGGGGCAGCGGTGGTCCGAGTGCGTGGACATGTCAGCCGGCGGCGCCGTCGGCTCACCCCGTCCATAGAGCAGCCAGTCGGCACTGATGCCGAACTTTTCCGATAAAAGCTGCAGAAAGTTCCGGGACGGCTCGCTTCGGCCAGCTTCGATATCGCTTATATATCCTTGGCTTACGCCCATGGCCGACCCAAGCGCGCGCTGCGAGAGATGCTGGTTCTTTCGCCACGAAGCCAGCCTTTGACCGTAATCAGCGTTCATTTTGACGATATCCGTTGACATAACCGCATAATACGTTCACCTACTACAGTTGAACGTAAATTACGGTCGTAATGTGGCCGCTCAGGGAAAAAGCATATGGCAGAAAAGACGCGAGCCATCCAGCCGGGGCCTGTCTTCTATGACGTGTTCCTCGGTTACCTGCGGGTGTTAGGCACCAACCTGAAGGACTGGTGCGCGCCGCATGGCGTGACGGCGACCAATGCCAAGAGCGCGGCCACCGGTGCCTGGAACGGCGCCAAGGCCCGCGCCCTGCGCCAGAAGATGATCGATGAGGTGGGTGAGGAGACGTTCCGCCGTCTCTACGCCGACCGAATGCGGCGGGAAGCTGCGTGATGTCGGTCGATATCCTCCCTCCCGGCCTCAATGGTCCGGTTGCGACCGTGGCAGCGAGCGTACCGGCCAGCCTGCGCTCCTCCCTCTGCGCAGGTTGGCGTCGGCTGCTGAGATGGAACGCCCGGATCGAGGACAGCCTGATCGGCGATGCCCTCGGCGTTCTTTTCCTGTTCTCGGAGCTCGTTGCCTTCCTGTGGCTCGCCCCGCTGTTTGGGCCGTTTCTGCAATGAGCTACAGCATCGTCACCACCCGCCATGGCTGGTCGGTCAAGAACGCGGCCCGCGAGCGCGTGAGCCCGGTCTTCCCGACGCAGGATGCAGCCATCGAATGGGCTGCCAGGCGGATCGAACGTACCGCCCCCCAAGATCGATCCTGCCTCGCCTGCCTGCGGCCGTTCAGGTCGGCCGGCATCCATGGCCCTTCCGCGCACGATCAGGAACTTCAACGCCTTCGTCGACGGGGTGAGCTACTTCGGCATCGTCGACGAGGGCAAGCTGCCAGCGGTCAAGATCCAGACCGAGGCGCATCGCGGCGCCGGCATGGACGGCCCGATCGGCATCGACGTCGGCATGGAGGCGCTCGGCTCCGAGATGTCCTTCTCGGAATGGGTGCCCGCCATCGTGAAGAAGCTCGGCCGTCAGGAGCGCTTCGTGTTCCGCCCGGCGATGGCCAACCCGTCGGACTTCGGCGCCGTGCCGATCGTGGCCACCCTTTCGGGGCTGATCACGGTGAGCGAGCCGGGCGATCTGAAGCCCGGCACGCCCTCGAAGCTGAAGATCTCGATGGATGTGCGGAGCTACCGGCTGGAGATCGATGGGGAACTCCTGCTCGACATCGACCTGCCGAACGCGAAGCGGGTGATCGGCGGCCAGGACCAGCTGGCCGAGATGCGCCGCGCCATGGGTATTTAAGGGGGCCTAAAACCATGTCCAAAACCACTCTTCTCCAGCCGCTGAAGCGAGCCTCGGGCGACATCGCGAGCGTCACGGTGCGCAAGCCTGACGTCGGCAGCCTGCGCGGCCTGAAGCTCACCGACATCCTGCAGATGGACGTGACCGCGCTCAGCCGGCTGCTGCCGCGCATCACCGAGCCCGCGCTTCTGCCCGACGAGGTGGCAGCGCTCGATCCGGCCGACTTCCTCGGCCTCTCCGCGGCGGTCGTGGGTTTTTTTGCGACGGCGGAGATGGTGGCCACGGCGGAGGCGGATCTTCTCCGCCACTAGAGCTGCCGGACGATCCCGAGGAGGCGATGGCCGACATTGCCGCCGTCTTCCACTGGCCGCCCCAAAGCATGGACCCGATGAGCCCGGAGGAGCTCGCCCGCTGGTGGGCGAAGGCCCGGGCTCGGTCGGCACCCCCCGACATGAGCGAAGGCTGACCGATCGCGATGGCCGACCTGAACATCCAGCTCATCCTGCGCCTCGTCGACCGCGCGACGGCCCCGGCCCGCGCGGCGATGCGGGCGGTCGAGCGGCTGGGCGGCGAGGGCATGATGCGCCAGGCGGCGACGGTCGGGCGCGGGGCGGCTCTGATGGGCGAGGGCCTCGGCTCGGTCACCGGGGCGGCGCTCCGAGGGGGCGTGGTGCTCGCGGGCTATGCCGGGACCGTCTCGCTGATCGCCGGGGCCTTCCTGCGCCCGGCGGCCGAGTTCGAGCGCTTCCGGGTGCAGCTGACCAATCTCGAAGGCTCGGCCGAGGGCGCCGACCGCGCCATGCGCTGGATCGAGGACTTCGCCACCCGGACGCCCCTGCAGCTGAATGACACGGTTGCGGCCTATGCCCGGCTGAAGGCCTTCGGGCTCGACCCGACGAAAGGTGCGATGCAGGCGCTGGTCGACACGATGGCCGCGACCGGCGGCGGGGCCGAGCAGCTCGACGGGCTGGTGCTGGCGCTGGGGCAGGCCTGGACCAAGGGCAAGCTGCAGGGCGAGGAGGCGCTGCAGATGCTGGAGCGCGGCGTGCCGGTCTGGGATCTCCTCGGCGCGAAGATGGGCAAGACCGCGGCCGAGCTGCAGGAGATGGCTTCGAAGGGTCAGCTCGGCCGGAAGGAGATCGAACTGCTGATCGAGGCCATGGCCGAGAAGAACAAGGGCGCCTCCGAGGGGATGGCCAAGACCTGGGACGGGATCCTGTCGAACGTGCTCGACCATTGGGGCCGCTTCCAGCGGATGGTCATGGCCTCGGGGGTGTTCGACTTCCTGAAGGGCCGGCTGCAGGAGATCCTCGCCACGCTGAACGCCATGGCCGAGGACGGCCGGCTGCAGCTCTGGGCCGACGAGGTCGCCCGGGTGATCCTCAGGACGCTCGAGGCCATGTGGGCCTTCGCCGGTCAGGCGGTCGCGGCCTGGAACCTCCTGGTGCCGGTCGTGACCCAGGCGGCAGACCTCCTCGGCGGCTGGGACCGGCTGGCCTGGTTCGCGGCCTCGCTGCTTATGGGGCGGATCGTTCTGAGCCTGATCGGCGGCTTCCTGACCTTCGGCCGCGGCCTCCTGCTGGTCGTCACGGGCCTTGCCGGCATGGCCGGCCATGCGGTGGCGGCGGCGACGATCTTCGCCCGGCTCGGGCTCATGATGCGGGGAGTGCTCGCGGCGGGCTTCCGGCTGGTGCGCGCCGGAGCGGTAATCGCCGGCACTGCGATCCAGTGGCTCGGCCGGGCGCTGCTTCTTGCCGGCCGGGCGGCGCTTGCCAACCCGATACTGCTGGTAATCGCGGCGATCGCCGGGGCGGCTTATGTCATCTACCAGAACTGGGACGGGATCGTCGTTTACTTCCAGGACAAGATCGACCGGGTGCGGGCGGCCTTCGACCAGGGGCTGCTCAACGGCGTCCTCGCCGCGCTGGCCGAGTTCGACCCGTTCGTGCTGATGATGGATGCGGCCGAGGAGCTGTTCCACTATCTCACCGGTTGGGACTTCGGCGACATCCGCCGCGCGATCGCCGAGGCCTTCGGCTTCGATCCCTTTACCGCGATTCGCTCGGCGGCCGAGAGCTTCTTCGTCTATCTCACCGGCTGGAGCTTTGCCGACATCACGGCCGCGCTGACCGCGGCCTTCGACATCGACCTGTTCCAGATGGGCGTCGACATGATCCTCTCGCTCTGGGAAGGGATCAAATCCGTCATGGGCCAGCTGACATCCTATGTGCGGGAGCAGCTCTCGGGCCTGATCCCCGAGATGCCGGCCTGGCTGAAGGGCATCGGCGGCGGCGAGAGCAGTGGCGGTGAAGGTCCCGACCGCCCGGCCCGCGGCGCGGTGGCCGGTCCTGCAGCGGTAGCGCCGAAGCCCTGGGCCGCGGTGACGGCCGGCCAGCGCGCGCTCGGCGGGCCGGTGCGGGCGGGCCAGATCTACCGCTGGCAGGAACAGGGGCAGGAACTCTTCGTGCCCCGCACCGACGGCGAGGTGATCTCGAACCGCCAGCTCCGCGCCCTGCAGGCCATGGCTGCGGCGCCGGCGCAGATCCGGGTGGTGGCGGGCAGTGGCCGGGCCGGCGGGTCGGCCGCCGCGGCGGCACGGGCACCCCGGCTCGAGATCGGCGGCATCACGATCCACGCAGCCCCCGGCATGAGCACCGCCGATGTGGCCCGCGCGGTCCGGCGCGAGCTGCAGGCGGTCGCCCGCGAGCGCGGCCTCGCGCTCCATGACGGAGGCGAGCATGATTGATCTCGGCGCGAGCCTCGTGATGATGGCGCTCGGCAGCTTCCGCTTCGGCGTGAACCGGGCGGGCTACCAGAGCTTCAGCCGATCGGCATCGTGGCGCTGGGAGGCGCAGGACCGGCTGGGCCGAGCGCCGGCGCTGCAGTATCTCGGGCCGGGCAGCGACGAGATCACCCTCGAGGGCGTGATCTATCCGCACTTCCGCGGCGGCCTGCGCCAGGTCGAGCTGATGCGGCTGGTGGCGGGCGGCGGCCAGCCGATGATCCTCGTTGACGGGCTCGGCTGGGTCTGGGAGCGCTGGGTGATCGCCACGGTCGAGGAGCGGAAGAGCCTGTTCCTCGCCGATGGCGCGCCGCGGAAGATCGAGTTCACCCTCGGCCTCCGCGCCTACGGCAGCGACCGCGCATGAGCCGGGTCTACCGCACCCTCGCCGGCGACATGCTGGATGCGATCTGCAAGGCCCGTCTCGGTTCGGAGCGGCATGTGCCGGCGGTGCTGGCGGCCAATCCGCATCTGGCGGCGCGGGGCTCGGTCTATCCGGCCGGCGTGCTGATCACTTTGCCCGAGGTGGCCGAGCCGGTGGCCACCGGCCAGATCCGGCTCTGGGGCCGGACATGACCCCGGCCTTCCGGCTGACCGTCGATGGCGAAGACGCGACCGGCGCCGTGGCCGACCGGCTCCTGAGCCTGGTGATCACCGACGAAGACGGCACCAAGGCCGACCGACTGGAGATCGAGCTCGACGACCGCGACGGCCGGCTGGCCTTCCCCGACACCGAGGCGCGGATCGAGGTGGCGCTGGGGTTTGCCGGCGAGCCTCTGGCGGCGATGGGGGTCTTTGCCGTCGACGGCGTGGCGGGCAGCGGGCCGCGCCAGTCCCTGCGGATCACCGCCACCGCGGCCGACCTGAAGGGCGAGATCCGCAGCCCCCGCACCCGGGCCTGGCGCGGCCGGAGCCTGCACGACATCGTGGCGACCATCGCGGCCGAGGCCGGCCTCAGGCCGGTGGTGGGCGAGAGCGTGGCGGGCACCGCCTGGGACTATCTCGCCCAGACCGCCGAGTCGAACCTGCACTTCCTGACCCGGATCGCGGCGACGCTCGACGCCACCGCCAAGCCCGCCGGCGGCGCGCTGGTGGTGCAGCGCCGCGGCGAGGGCCGGACCGCCGCCGGCGACCCGCTCACCCCGCCGGTCCTGCCGCACTGGCGGCTCACCGACTGGAGCTGGTCGTTCGAGGGCCGCAGCGTCTACCGCGCGGCCGAAGCGGAATGGACCGAGACAGGCAGCGGCATCACCCACCGGGTCCGGGTGGGCTCCGGCACGCCGCTGAAGAAGCTGCGCCACGCCTATCCGACCGAGGCCGAGGCGCTGCGGGCGGCCGAGGCGGTGCTGTCGGGCGCCGCGCGCGCGGCCATGACGCTCGAGGCTCGGCTCGCGGGCTTCGAGCCCGGCCTCCTCGGCGGCGCCTCGGTCACCATGACCGGCCTGCGGCCCGAGCTGAACGGCGACTGGCATCTGGAAAGCGTCAGCCACCAGCTCGACCCGGGCGGCCTCGTGACCTCGTTCCGCAGCAGGAAGGGCACGGCATGACCGGCTGAGCGTCAACCGGGAGGCCAGAGGGTGTGTGACCACCCTCCGACATGGGGCATGATGGCGATCGATCCCCCACCGACCAGACAAGAATCATGGCCGCTCCCGCACCCTTGCGGGCGCGCCGAAGAGACACGAACCAGATGAAGAGTCCACTCTCGCCCGTCACCCCGCTGCAGCCTGTGGCGCCCTGGATCGGCGGCAAGCGCAACCTCGCCCGCCGGATCTGCGCCATCCTCGACCGGACGCCCTGCCTCACCTATGCCGAGCCCTTCGTCGGCATGGCCGGGATCTTCCTGCGCCGCAGCTCGCGCCCCCGAGCCGAGGTCATCAACGACCGCGGCCGCGATGTCGCCAACCTGTTCCGGATCCTGCAGCGCCACTATCCGCAGTTCCTCGACACGCTCCGCTTCCAGCTGACCACCCGGGCCGAGTTCGAGCGTCTGGTGGCGACCGATCCCGGCACGCTGACCGATCTCGAACGGGCGGCGCGGTTCCTCTACCTCCAGCGCACCGCCTTCGGCGGCAAGGTGAGCGGGCGGAACTTCGGCGTCTCCTCGCACCGGCCGGGGCGGTTCAACCTGACCACGCTGGAGCCCATGCTGGAGGACCTGCACAGCCGGCTCGCCGGCGTGATCGTCGAATGCCTGGACTGGGCCGACTTCCTCGCCCGTTACGACCGGCCCGAGACGCTCTTCTATCTCGACCCGCCTTACTGGGGATCCGAGACCGATTACGGCCGGGATCTCTTCGGGCGCGATGACTTCGGCCGGATGGCCGAGCAGCTCGGCCGCCTCAAAGGCCGCTTCCTCCTCTCGATCAACGACGTGCCGGAGATCCGCGCGATCTTCGGCCGGTTCAGGATCGCAGAGGTGACGACGACCTATTCGCTCAGCGGTAGCGCCAAGGGCAATGGCGCGGCGCGGCCCGAGCTGCTGGTCTCGAACTGGGACATCGGCGATCCGGGCTGAGGAAGATGCCGTGGGCCGAGCTATCGGCCCGCGGCGGCCTTGGCATAGTATCAGGCCCGCATCCGGCGCCGCGACCCATAGGGGCGGGATCCTTGGCCATATTTACGCGAGGGAACAGCCCATTGGACGGCTTCCGGACACCTACACCCCAACTATGCGTGCGGCGCTGCGTGGGCATTTGAGGCCGTACCTGTGCAGGCAGCCCCGCATATTGCAAGCCAACCTTCCGCGCCGTACATTATCAAGAGCCTCAGTTTGGATAAGGGTGCGGAATGGCGAAGAAAATCGTGTCTTTCGGAATGCTGCTCGCGGCAGACGGAGTTGACCATGTCGAGTTCAACACAAACGATTCCCTTCTCGACTGGGACATCATCCTTTTCCGTCCAGACATCCATGATTTCACGAGCTATCATGGGGGAATGACAGAGTATAAGGGCAAGCTATGCTTGGATGATTACAATTCGTTTGCGCTCAAGGAGTCCTCTGCTCATTGGCGACGCGAAATCAAGGAAGCTGTCGAGCTCGGCAAGACCGTTATCGTCCACCTGTGCAGGCCCGAAAACGTCTTCGTGCAGACCGGAAACAAGAAGTTCTCCGGGACGGGGCGAAATCAAAAGACCACGAATATTGTGGAGCCCTTCTCAAACTATGAAGCAATTCCGATTAGTACAAAATGGACGGCTGGCCGTGGACGTGAAATCGTCATCCGCTCCGAATATAAAGAAGTACTTGCCTCGTACTGGGACAGATTTGGCCCGCTATCAACATACGAAGTTACTTTCTCGGAAGCCGACAAGATCAAATGTCTTCTGACGCGGCATGGTAGCAAAGCTGTGGCCCTGCATTTAGTGAGTGCCGGAGACGCAGGCGGAAACCTATTGCTGCTTCCGGATCTGGATTTCGGCCCAAAGAATTTCTTTAATTCCGAACCTGATGAAGACGATGCGGACTGGGAGCCGTTCACGGACGAGGCCCGTCAATTTGCGGCTACCTACATTGCCGAGATTGTCGCTTTAGATCGCGCCCTGCGGCAGAGCATCGAACGGAGCGTTGAGCCGGGATGGGCAAAGGCGCAGAGCTACATCTTTGCTGAAGAGGAACGTCTGCAAGAGAGGTTACTGCTTGCTGAAGAGGCGGTAGAGCGCGCCCAGAAGGAAAAGGATAATCTTAAAGCTGACTTGGTGGAAGCGGGCCACCTTCGCGGCTTGCTGTTCGAGACGGGCAAGCCGCTTGAGGCAGTGATCTTGAAGGCCCTTCGTACGCTCGGATTTGAGGCCGAGAGTTTCCAGGATGGTGCAAACGAGTTCGACGCTGTATTTTCGTCAGCAGAAGGCCGTTTGCTGGGCGAAGCCGAAGGAAAAGACAACAAGGCAATCAACATTACCAAGCTGCGCCAGCTCAACATGAACATTGAGGAGGACTTCGGACGGGACGAAGTCGACGTTCGGGCGAAAGGCGTGCTGTTTGGCAATGCCTATCGCCTGACGGCTCCGGCGGATCGGGACGCGCCCTTCACTGGCAAATGCATCGCCTCTGCCATCGCGCAATCGATCGCGCTGGTCCACACTCCAGATCTATTTGCGGTTACACGGCACGTGATGGAGAGCGGCGATGCCGACTTCGCCAGGCAGTGCCGCGAGGTGCTGGTAAGCAGCGTTGGCTTGGTGAGCTTCCCTCCGGTACCGGAAGCAGCTGAAGAGGTTGAGCAGATCGAGATGGCGAGGTCGCTCCGGCGCAGGGCTAGTGCGACGGTCGAATAGGCGGTGAACCAAAACAGCTTGAGTGCTATCGGGCCGAGACCGCTGGGCTGGCGAAACACCATGCTTCTCAAACCTCTGCTGCTGCAGGTTCTCGTGTCCCACACTGCAGGTCTTCGTGTCCCGCTACACACCCTGTGAGGGGACAGTAGAACCTGCAGGAAACCGGAAGTGGGCGGGCGTAGGCGGACTATGGCGGATGAGGACGCAAGATCAGTGGGTTGCACCGTAAGGAAGTGCAGGAAGCCGCTGGATGCGAAGTCCGGCAGGAAGGCGCTAAATATGCCCTGGAGCGGCTGATCAGGCGCTGGCGCGAGCGAGAGGGCTTCTCGAGGGGAGCACCGTTTAAATGGCCGTAAAGCAGATGTTTTTGCCCTCATCCTCGGCCTGACGGGTCCGGAGATCGTCCGCCGACCCATCGCGGAACCTAGAATTTGACTACTGAGTTTCGCCTCAAGTTCTAAGTTCGCGCTAAACGCTTGAAATGTAAAGCATAGCCATAGCGCAAGCGCATGTAAGGCGGCCGCCGAACATAGAACTGATTTGGGTGGAGAGACGGGCGCGCGGCTAGCTCCCGCTTGGGAACGCGTTGCCCAGGATGCGCTCGATGTCTGACGCCGATTCCACTTTGACAGCACCATAGGGCACGGGATCAGAAGAGCCGATCTTATCGCTCATGTAGGTGCAACGAGCTGCGCCGCGAACCGGCGTGCCGTACCCGTTGTCGGAGTCATATGTGACCCTCACCAGGGCAACCGAAGGAGGCCCCGCCTCATAAGCTGCCTTGCGATCCTTGAAGTCGTACTGGGCATCGGTGAACTGGAACAGGCTCCCGAACTGCCGGCGAGTGGGCTCTGGGCCGATCGCCTCGAATTCGGTCGCCGCCCTCACTCGCATCTCAGACCATTCCCTTACCTGCATCGTCGACGGCGCCAGTAGAGTATCCTCGATGGCCATCACGCATGCACGCCGAAGTGCCTGCTCGGTCGAATGGTAGCGCGACCATGCCAAGCCTGATCCGGCCAAGGCCGTTGCTACCAGAACTCCACCAACCACGTACTTCATCACACACCTCACGAACTCTATAAGCCTTCAGCTTTTAGGCTGCCGCACCCCACCGCTGGTGCCACGGGCGAGAATGCCCAGCCATCGTATCTGTCCTATGAGCGGATCGGAACCTAGACTAGGGCTGGGTATCACTATCGTCCTCCCATCCTTTCCGCCGCCGGGGATCAGCGTCAGGTCTGGCAGGAACTCAACAGACGCCGCGATCTTTCGGTCGTCCACGTTGACTACCCAGTCTGACTTGCCACAGCGGGCCGCGTCCAGGTCAACGACAGCAAGCATTTCGCCGCTCATCGGCAATGGGAAGGAGCTGTGGTCCAGCTCAATCGCCCTCAGCTTGCCTTCCATCAGACTATTGTTTTGCATCCAGAAGCGAGACAGAGCTACAGGCGCCGATCCATGGTGACGGCTCCCTGAGTGCCACGGGATCCACATGCCATCGTGGAACTCCTCCGCTTCCTGATCTGCCGCGTTCGGTTCAGCGACGTGCTGCTCGTCTGATCCAATCTGGAAGTTGATGTCGAGTGCGGCGCACAGTGCTTCCAGCTTGTCGACCGATGGGCTCGACCCCCGACGGATGGACTGCAGCGGCGAATTGTCGCTTTTTCCGAACGCCCGCATGCAGACCTCAGCCTGGGAGAGTCCCAGCTCAGCGCGTCGCTTCTCCAGCATCTCGTACAGATTCTTGGGCGTTAGCATGATGCAAAATTGCATTACCGCCCACTTGGCACAAGCGCCCATTGGTGCAGGTCGAGGCCGCCAGGGACTCGCTAGCCGCCAGTTCGATGCATATTTGCATTGCCATGACGATGCAAATATGCATCGTATAGGGCATGGAGTACGAGCATCTCATAACCCTCTCATCGGCCCTCGCCGCCCACGTCCAGCGGTCTGACAAGACCGTCGCAAAGCGCTGCGGCGTCCACGCCCGGCTCTTTGACCGCCTGAAAGCTGGAAAAGGGTGTCGCGTAGACACCTTCAACGCGGCGATGCGCAACTTCGCGGCGATCTGGCCCGACGATCTGCAATGGCCAGGGCATGTGCCGCGCCCGGATCCGGAGAGACCGAACGGAGGCTCAGAAAAGCGAGCCTCGAGCCGCGTCGGCGGATCGCACCTGATCACCACTCAAGCGTAAGGAGACTGCAATGACCCGACTGACCAAGTCCGACCTTGTCGGCGCCGTGGCTGAGAACATCGGCGCCTCCAAGCTCGCGGTTCAGACTGTTCTGGACGAGGCGATGCGCCAGATCATCACCGCCACCCACCGGGGCGAGACCATCGCCCTGCAGGGTTTCGGCACCTTCAAGCCCCGCCACCGCGCGGCCCGCGTCGGCCGCAATCCCCGCACCGGTGAAGCGGTCGAGATCGCCGCCTCGACGTCCTTCGGCTTCACCGCTTCGCGCAAGGCGGGCGTGTGATGCCGGATAGCTTGCCGGTTTCCTCCGAGGTCAGCTCGTTTAGCGGGTTCATGGAGCTGTTTTTGGCGGACTATAGCCGCATCTCCCGGCCGACTTTCCAATCCTGTTTCTTCCGTTGTCGGAAGATCGCCGAGTTCCGCGGCCTTGCTGTTCCCAGCCGCGATTTTGTCAGGCGCGAGTTGGGGCTGCTCCCGGATCAGTCGCGGGTAGCCGAATGATGACGATAAGCGACAGCGAACATGGCGCGTCCGAGACTGGAAGCGTCGATCTCCTGGGCATCGCCCGTGGCGATTGCAGCCGCTTCGCGCTCCTCGAGTTCCTCAAGGACTGCATGCGCCACAGCCGGGTGGCTGGCGAGAACCTTCGCCGCGGCGTCCATCGCCATGTGGAAGCCGCGCCACATGACTTCCAGGTCCTTCGTTTCGGTTCGACTCATCGCATCCTCCACACGCTTGCTCGCCCCGCCGAGGCTAAGGAGCAACTCGGCTCTGACCAAGCATCCGGCTGCCAGAACGAGGGCAGTCCTTTGACGCACCCCTGGCGCGCCATGGTGCGCCAGCTCGCCCGCCTCGAGGACAGCGCCTTCGGCGACGCCCTCGGTGTCCTTTTCCTGTTCGCGAGCCTCTGGGGGTTCCTCTGGCTCGCGCCCCTTCTGGAGGAGTTGATCAATTGACCACGCTGACCACCACGATCATCCGCTCGCAGCTCGCAGCGGCCACGACCGCCCGCGAAGCGGCCACCGAAGCCACCACGTCGGGTGAGTCCGACCGGAACTGGCGGCTCTTCGACGATGCGGTCGATCAGCTGCTCGAGGCCCTCGGCCAGAGTGACGCCAAGGGCATGCTCGCGCTCATGGAGCGCTTCGAGATGCTCGGCGTGACGGCGGGTGCCCTGCCGGCCCCGCTCCCGGCGGGGGAGACGGCCTGATGGGTTACCGCGTCGCCCAGCTTGCCCACGGCTTCGCGGTGAAGAACGCCGAGGCCGAGCGCGTGAGCCCGGTCTTTCCGGACAAGGAGGGCGCCCTCGACTGGCTGCTGACGGCGGCCGAGCGCCGCGCGCCGCGGGAGAGGCCCTGCCTCTCCTGCCAGAAGCCCTTCGAGTCGAAGGGCATCCACGACCGCCTGTGCCCCGCGTGCGGGCATCGGCCGGATGACGGGCTCGGCGATGCCCAGCGGCCCGTCATCAAGAGCCGGGGGAACTGACGTGAAAGAACCGAAACTGCTCTCCACTGGCCGCGTGCCGGTAGCCGAGATCGAGACCAAGGGGCGCCTGCGCCCGGTCAGCGAGGCCGGTGTGGAGAGCCTGCTCGCCTCGATCCGCGAAACGGGCGTGATGAAAGACGCCATCCACATCCGCAAGAAGAAGGACGGGCTGCACCTGATCGCGGGGGGCCATCGCCTTGAGGCGGCCCGGCGCCTGGGCTGGCCGGATATCGAGGCGAAGGTCTGGACGGACGTCACCGACGACTGGGCGCGCCTGATGGAGATCGACGACAACCTGGCCGGCGCCGAGATGAATGCGCTCGACACGGCTGTCTTTCTCGCCGCTCGCAAGGCGGTGTATGAGCGCCTGCATCCCGAGACGAAGCAGGCAACGGGCGCCACGCTGGCGGCGAAACGCTGGAATCCGGCGGACATCGTGTCTGTCGCATCCTTTGCCACGGCGACGGCTGAAAAGTTCGGCCTGACGGACCGGCATGTCCGGCGGATGATCTCCGCCGGTTCCGCCCTTGGGCCGGATCAGGTGCGCGCGCTCCGGCAAGCGCCACGGCCTGTGTCGCTGAAGGATCTGACGGACATCGCGAAGATCACGCAGGCCACTGACCGGTATGCGGTGGTGGAGCGCCTATCCTCGGGTCGCGCCAAATCGGCCGCCGATGCGCTGCGCAGCCTGCGGCAGGGCGCCGATGAAGGGGGGATTAAATCACCTGTTGATGAGGCCCTCGCGGCGATCCTGAAGGCATGGAAGCGCGCACCGGCCGCAGCCCGCCGTCGCTTCGTCGTCGACCAGCATGCAGATCTCGCGGCCCTCCTGTCGGAGATCGACGATGAGAGCGGTCAAGATGAGCGGAGGGTGCAGTGACAATCTCTCCAGAAAAGGTGTGGTGGACGGCGAGCGAAATCGCGGCTGCGAGGATGCCGGAACTGCCGAACAGCCAGAAGGGTGTCGATGTCCTGGCAAAACGGCTCGGCTGGCGGTCTCATCCGACCTTCGCTCGCCGGCGTTCCGGCCGCGGCGGGGGCTGGGAGTATCATTGGCAGCTGTTCCCACTGGCGGCCCAGAAGAAGCTGCTGGCCCATGCCAAGTCGGCCGAACCAGTAGCTCCGGCCGTCGCCGCCGACCGCGACGAAGCGTGGACGTGGTACGAGAGCCTGCCGCAGTCGGTGAAGGACAAGGCGCTGCTCCGCCTGCGGGTCATCCAACAGGTCGAGGCGCTGGAAGGCAATCTCGGCCGCTATCTCGCCGTGGATCAGGTTGCCCGCCTCAGCAAGTGTGGCGAGCGGACGATCTGGAACTGGCTCGATCGGATCGAGGGCATCCGCCGCGACGATCGCCTGCCCTATCTCGCACCGCGTCACCGGGCGGCCCAGCCGCGGATCCGCACGAAACAGTGCGATGCGGAGTTCATGGACCTGCTCAAGTCCGATTTCCTGCGGCTATCGGGTCCGAGCTTCGCCTCCTGCTATCGCCGCCAGTTGCGGGTGGCGCAGGAGCGGGGATTACAGACGCTGCCGCCGAAGACGGCGCAACGCCGGTTGAACGCCACCGTCAGCCCCATGACGCAGCTTCTCGCCCGGAAGGGCATCGAGGCGGTGAAGCGGCGCTATCCGACCCAGCGGCGGGACAAGACGGCTCTCCACGCGCTGGAGGCGGTCAACGCCGACTTCCACAAGTTCGACGTGTTCGTGCGCTGGCCCGCCGAGCGCGGCGTCCCCTCCTTCGTCGGGCGCCCGCAGATGGTGGCCTTCCAGGACATCTATTCGGGGCGCATCCTGTCGTGGCGCCTGGATCAGACGCCGAACAGCACGGCGGTGCTGCTCGCGGCCGGTGACATGATCGAGGACTGGGGCATTCCCGGCCATGTGCTCCTCGACAACGGCCGAGAGTTCGCCGCCAAGGTGGTCACGGGCGGCGCCGCCACCCGGTACCGGTTCAAGGTCAAGGAAGATGACGTCCCGGGCCTGTTCGTGGCGCTGGGGTGCGAGATCCACTGGGCTACGCCCTACAGCGGCCAGTCGAAGCCGATCGAGCGTGCGTTCCGCGACATGTGCGACACGATCGCCAAGGATCCTCGGTTCGACGGCGCCTGGACGGGCAACCGCCCCGAAGCCAAACCCGAGGATTATGGCAGCCGGGCCATCGATCTCGAGGATTTCCTGCGGGTCCTGGCCGAGGGGATCGAGGAGCACAACACCCGGCAGGGGCGGCGATCCGAAATCGCCTACGGCCGGAGCTTCGCCGACGTCTTCGACGAGAGCTATGCCAACTCTCCGATCCGCAAGGCGACGGAAGCACAGCGCCGGCTCTGGCTGCTCGGGGCCGAGGGGCTGCGGGTCAACAGGAAGGGCGAGATCGCCTTTCAGAACAACGTCTACTGGTCGAGATGGCTGCTCGATCATGCCGAACAGGCTGTGGTCGCCCGCTTCGATCCTGCAGACCTCTGGAGCGGGCTGCACGTCTATAGCCATGATGGCGCATACCTGGGCCAGGCGCCTGCCACCGATCGCAGCGGTTTCTTCGATATGGAAGAGGCCCGGATCATGGCCCGGACCCGGCGGGGCTGGCTCAAGGCGGAGAAACGGGCCGCCGATGCCCACCGCGTGTACACCGCGGCGGAGCTCGGCCGCCGCCTCGACGAGGTGAGCCCCGTCGAGCCCCCGCCGCCCGAGGCCAAGGTCATCCGGCTGGCCAAGCCGGCCAGTCGCAAGGCCGCCGATCCCGCTCCGCGCGAGACCGGCGCCCCTTCCGGCACCGTCACCACCCTTCCCATCCGCGGCCCCGCACCGGCCGAGGAGGCACCGCGCGCGCGCTTCAAGCGGGCGCTCGAGCTCGAACGCGCCATGGAGCGCGGCGAGGAGATCACCCGGGAGCAGCGCAAGTGGCTCTCTGGCTACCAGACCAGCTCCGAGTACCGCGCCGAGCAGATGCTCTGGCGGGACTTCGGGGATGCGATTTTCGGCTGACGCCGGGCTCCCCCGGCCAAAAGAAACGTGAGGATGAGCATGACAGACACGCTATATGACAGCGTTGCGCCCCTGCGTAACGTGTCGGCCTTGACCAGCCTGGTCGATCGGGTGCGCGGCCGCGCCTTCGGCCTGCCCGGCATGGCGACCTTCTACGGCCCCTCCGGCTTCGGCAAATCGACCGCGGCCACCTATGCCACCAATGCCTTCGGCGCCTGCCATATCGAGGTGCAGCCGCTCTGGCGCTCGAAGCAGCTCCTGTCGGGCATCGCGTTCGAGTTGGGGCTGCGCCCTGCGCGCACCGCGGCCGACATGTTCGAACAGGTGGCTCGCGAACTCTCCGTCCACCAGCGGCCTCTCCTCATCGATGAGGCGGACAGGCTGATCCGCGACGACATGGTCGAGGTCGTGCGGGGTCTCTATGAGGCCTCCGCCGTCCCGGTGATCCTGATCGGGGAGGAGGAGCTGCCGACCAAGCTCATGAAATGGGAGCGGGTGCACGGGCGGATGCTCGACTGGATCGCAGCCCAGCCCGCCGAGCTCGCCGACGTGACGCAACTCGCCGCGATCTATGCGCGGGACATCGAGATCTCGGACGAGTTGAAGGCCCGGCTGCTCGACCAGTCGAGCGGCTCGCTCCGCCGCGTCTCGACCAATCTCGCCCATGTCCGGGAAACCGCGCTGGCGCAGGGCTGGTCGCGTGTCGGCCTCGCCGAGTGGGGCAGCCGCGCCTTCTTCCGCGGTGAGGCCCCGCCTCCGCGGCGTGAGCATGCGATCGAGCGCTCTCGCCAGCAGACCGCCTCGCGCACGGCGCGGAGGGCCTGAGAATGCTGATGGGAACGCATCAGACCACCACCGCCAAGCGCCGCCCCGCCGTCGAGGCCCGTGCCTGGGAGTTTGCCACGCGCACCGAGGTCTTCGGCTACGCGGAGATCTCGGCCGAGATCATGATCAGCATGGAGGCCGCAACCGATCTGGTCCGCGGCTGGGAGGCTGAGGGCCGCGTCCGCGTCCGCCGGGGTGGCGGCGGTGCGTCGCGCAAGATGTTCGAGCTCACGCCGGAATATCGTGAGCCGAAGGACCGGGCCGGGCAGATCGGACAGCAGATCTGGACCGCGATGCGCGGGCTCCGGACCTTCACGCCGGTGGATCTGGCCAGCCATTGCCGTGCCGACCTGAAGGTCGATCTGAGGGAGGCCAGCAGCTTCTGCCAGTCCCTCCTGAAGGCCGGCTATCTGCGGGTCTCGAAGACCGCCGTGCCCGGACAGCGCGAAGCAACCTATCAGCTCGTCCGCAACACGGGACCGCGGGCACCGCGCGAGCGGCGCATCACTGTCGTCTGGGATCCGAACGAAGGCGACTTCGCCTACATTCCCGGCATGGCGCCGCGGAAGGGAGGCGCCCGATGATCGGCCCGCTCGATATCGCCCGCACCGCATGGGGCTCGGATCTGCCCGACTGGGTCGAGACGCTGGCCATCGAATGCGGCAAGACCTCGCAAAACAAGGTGGCTCAGCGCCTCGACCGGTCCCCGACCGTCGTCAGCCAGGTGCTGCGGCGCAAGTATCCGGCGGATCTGGCCGGGATCGAGGAACGCGTGCGGGGCGTGTTTCAGGACGCCGTGATCCGCTGCCCCGCGCTTGGCACCATGCCGGCCCATGTCTGCCAGGACTGGCGCGAGAAAGCGCGGACCTTCCAGACGGGCAACCCTCTCCGGGTGCGGATGTACCGCGCCTGCGCCACCTGCCCGCGTGCGGCCCGGGAGAAGGACGAGCAGCGATGACCGGCGAGCTCCCCATCCTGCCGCAGGGCTCCTGGGTTGACCCGGATGCCATCGTGGCGGCCGTCGTGTCGCAGAGCGGCATCGGCCGCGAGGTCCTTCTGAGCCGAAGCGGGACCTATCATCAGGTGGTCTGGCCGCGCCACGAGTTGACATGGCTCCTGCACGAGTATGCCGGCCTCAGCCGGAACGCCATCGGCCGCCTCATGGACGGACGCGACCCGACGACGGTCAGGAACTCGCTGCGCAAGGTGACCCAGCGGGCGGCGGAATGTCCTGACTACCGCGCGCACCTCGCGGCCCTCGCGCGAGCGGCGCTCGCCGCTCCGGTCAAGGCCCCGTCCTCCGCGGGAGACCTGCCGGTGATCCTGCTCAGGAGCGTCCTGACGAGCCCGACCCTGTCGGATGCCGAGGCCCGAGCGGGCGCGCTGGATATCATGGGGCGATACTATGGCTGAGTTGCGCCAGCCCCTCCCCGACGATGTGGCATCGGACCCCTCCCGGTACAGCCGGCCCGAGCTCGAGCGCGCTCTCAACGTCATCCGGGCCGAGCGCGACTACCTCCAGGCGCTCCTCTGGCAACTGCAGCCTCCCAGCTTGAGGCGGACTGCCGCACTCCCTTCCAACCCTCCTGTAATCGACCGTTAAAGGACTCCATTATGACCCAAATAACTTCCCGTTTCGCGCCTGCCGCCCTGCCCGAGGGCACTGTCCAGATCGATGGCCGGACTTACATGCGCGACGCCACGGGCGGCCTGCGGCCCGCGGAGCTCGTGAAGGCCACCGATCAGCTGATCGACGAGACCGTGCGCAAGGTGATGGGGTACGGTCTCGCCCTCAGCGAACAGGTGGCGCGCTTCAAGAGCCATACCTTCGACGACATCGGCGCCCTGACCGCGCTTCTCGACCAGGAATACGGTGTCAAGGTCGGCGGCAAGAAGGGCAACCTGACCCTGACGAGCTTCGACGGCACCATGCGCGTCGAAATCCGCGAGCAGGACTGCCTCGACTTCGGCCCCGAGCTGCAGCAGGCGAAGGCTCTGATCGACGAATGCCTGACCGAATGGGCGGCGGAGAGCCGGCCGGAGATCCGCGACATCGTCACGCGCGCCTTCAACACTGACCGGCCCGGTCAGGTGAACCGCTCCGAGATCTTCATGCTCTTGCGTTTGGAGATCGGCGATGCGCGCTGGCAGGCGGCCATGCGGGCCATCCGCGATGCGATCCGCGTGGTGGGTTCGAAGACCTACGTCCGGCTTTCCATGCGCTCGAGCTTCGACGGCGCCTGGGAGCCCGTGACGATCGATCTCGCCAAGGCGTGAGGCGGCCATGTCGGGGTTTTTCGTCCTGACGTTTCTCGCGGGGACAGCCAGCGTCGTCTCCACGCTCCTGTCGATCGTGACGGGTTACGCCGTCCGCGGCACCGATGAGGATGCGGCGCTCGAGTCGCTGCGCCTCAGCACCGCGGTCCTCGCCCTGCAGGCGGTCCTTTGGGCCGCCGTGGGCTACCACTTCGGGAGGTAACGATGGCACATGTGCATTACGATCTGGATGAGGTCGCCCGCAAGATGCGGCGGATGCGGGACGAGACTCTTCCGCAAGCCTTGGCGGCCTCGACGAGCGAGCTTCAGCGCGACGGCTACCTTGCGCAGGACCGCCTCTTCGAGGCTGTGGTTCTCAGTCAGATCGAGATGATGAGGCTCGTCAACGAAGGCCGCGGAGACCGCTTCATTTCCATGACCCTGGGCGTCTTCGCCGCCAACGTCATCATCAACACGCTTTCCGCCTGTCAGGATGAAGCCCTCGCGATGCGGACGATCAAGGAGGTCCTTGATCACGCTCTCGCCGCCTATGCCGGCGCACCCATGCCGGGCACGACGGACACGGTCACCGAAGTCCGTCCCGTGCCGTCGGGGAGGGCATGATGGTCGCCATTCAGGTGCCCCCCATGACCCTCGCCGCCTCCATGGCCGCATTGCCCGGCGAGTTCCTCGACCTCCTCGCCAACATGGCTGCGTCGGAGGAGCGCGCGCAGCTCGTTCGCGCCGTGGCAGGCCGCCACGATGGAGGCGGCGGACACCTCGCCGTCTCCTCATTCCTTCGCGCGCTCGCAGACGCGCTCGACGATATCTGCCCGGAGGACTGAGCGATGACGCGACGCACCCTTCAGAAACTTGTCCACGTCGGTTGCCGCGAGCTCGGCCTCGATGAGGACACCCGGCGCGATCTGCAGCTCACCCTGACCGGCAAGGCCAGCATGGGCGACATGACCGAAGCTGAGCTGCAGGCGGTGGTCGCTGGCCTTCGCGCTCGCGGCTTCCAGCCGGAAAGCTCGGCCGCCTTCCGTCGCCCGGCGGCCGACCGCGCGGACGTCCGCTTCATCCACGTCCTCTGGGGTCGCCTCGGCAAGGCCGGGGCTCTCAAGGTCACAGGCAGGAAGGGGCTGAATGCCTTCATCCGCGCCCGGTTCGAGAAGAAGTGGGGGGCGGTGCCGCTCGATATCGACACGCTGAGCGACGCGGGTCAGATCAACGATGTGACCCGGGCCCTCAAGGACTGGTGCGCCCGTGTCGGGGTCAAGGTCGCATGAACAGACAGCCGCCGCATGTGACCGATCATGCCCTCATCCGCTATATGGAGCGGGTGGTCGGGGTGGACGTCGAGCAGTACCGCCGCGACATCGCGGCCCGCGTGGCCTCGGCCGTGGCCCTGGGCGCCACTGCCGTGGTGAGCGACGGCTTCCGCTATACCTTGGCGGAGTCGGCCGTCACCACGGTGAAACGGGCCAGTTCCGATCGCCGTGTGCCGCCCCGCGATGACCGGTGCCGGGAGTGCCGCCGCCGCCAGGGCCAGCTGCATGCGCCCGGATGCTCGATCGAGGGGCGCGTCGAATGATCTGGCCCTTTGGCGACCTCACCCCCATGAAATACGGCGCGATCCTCGCCGATCCGCCCTGGCGCTATGTCATGCGATCCGAAAAGGGCCACGCGAAAAGTCCCGAGGCGCACTACGCCACGGCGGACGAGGACTGGATCAGCTCGCTCCCGGTCTCGCACCTTGCCTCCGGAGATTGCCTCCTCATTCTCTGGAGCACCTGGCCGCATGTCCCGCAGGCCCTGCGCGTCATGAATGCGTGGGGCTTCCGCTATGTGACCGGCGGCTCCTGGAACAAGCGCACCGCTAGTGGGAAGACCGCATTCGGCACGGGCTACATCCTGCGCTCAGCCTCCGAGCCCTTTCTCGTCGGCAAGATCGGCTCGCCGCAGATCGCCTCTCGCTCCTGCCGCAACCTGATCGACGCGGACGAGATCCTCGACGACGAGATCCCGGACACGATCGAGGCGATCCGGCGCGAACATTCCCGCAAGCCCCTCGAGATGCGCGAGATGGTCGAGGCTCTGCTGCCCCGTGCCTTCGCCTGCGAGCTCTTTGCCCGCGAGCCTTGGGCCGGGCATGACGTCTGGGGCAACGAGACCGACCGCTTTGCGGCGCAGGAGGTCTCTGCCGCATGACGCACCTGCCGCCTCCGCCCCAGCATGTCGCACCGTTCGTTCGCGTCCTTGGGACGGAGGGCGCGGTCGAGTTCCTGCTGGCCTTCGGAGGTGGCGAGATCTATCTGGCCGCCATGCCGAAAGGCCGCTCGCGCCTCGTAGAGCTGGTGGGGTCCGAGAAGGCCGCAGCGCTGGCAGAGGCGGTCGGCCAGATGAAGCTACGCGTGCCCACGGCGAAGCCTTGGATCGCCCGATGTCTGCGGGCACAGGGGCTGGCCGTCGCCGAGATCGCCCGCCGGCTGCATTCGACGGATGTCTCGGTCAGGCGGTGGCTTCGAGGCGCGGACGCTCTCGGCGGCGGCGACCCCCGGCAGATGCCGCTACTCTGATGCATCTCCATCTTTCGTAGGGAAGACGGAGTGTCGCGTTAGTCGGAACTTTACTTCCTGGCAACAAGTTGGGTCTAACGGGCTGACCAGTGGAGGATTCGCCGATGACCGACAAGCTATCTCACATGGGCTCTCAGATGCAGTCGCTGATTGACCGCGGTGTCGTGACGCTTGCGACGCAGCCTATCATGGACTTCCCTTCGGCCATGATCGTCCTGCCCGTTTACGATTCGGGTAGTGCCGTCACGGGTGGGTTCCAAAGAGGTTTCGTCTCACATGCCGAACTGGCACGACGTACTGGCTGAGTTTCAGCAGCACGAAGCAAAACACGCTACCCTTGCGGCGCAGACAGCAGATGTCGTGCGCCGCAAATATTTGGCTGAACTGGCGGCGACGACCGGCAGGAATGTCATCGCTTACTACTCCGGCTTCTTGACCAAGCCCAACGTGCATGGGACCGAGATCGCTGACGACGACATGAACGCACTCATGAGCTGCATTCACGGTCTCGATCGCGACATCGGATTGGACCTCATCCTGCACACGCCCGGAGGAGGCATTGCGGCCACGGAAGCGATCAGCGGTTATCTTCATCGCATGTTCGGCCGCAATATCCGAGCGATCGTGCCTCAGATCGCCATGTCTGCCGGGACAATGCTCGCATTGTCTTGCTCATCAGTGATCATGGGCAAGCAGTCGTCGCTTGGGCCCATCGACCCTCAGATCGGCGGTTTGCCCGCAGACGTAGTTTTGAAGGAGTTCCGTCGGGCATTCGATGAAATTTCTGCCGAGCCGCTGAAGGCGCATGTCTGGGCTCCGATCCTCAGCCGCTACTCGCCCTCGTTCCTGACCCAGTGCGAGCACGCGGTTCAATGGTCGCGGCGCTTCGTTCAAGAGGCGCTAATAAGGAACATGATCGCAGATCGACAGGACGCCGTCTTTCATGCGGAACGGATTGTTGCCGCCCTGTCGTCGGCTGAGAGGAATGGTGCTCACGACAAGCACCTGAGCATCGCCGAGTTGGCCGACCTGGGCGTTTCGGTGGTTCAACTCGAGGAAGATGCGGCCCTGCAAGATGCCGTTCTGACCGTTCATCATTGCTTCATGCATACCCTCGCCAGCACGTCTTCGATCAAGATCGTCGAGAACCACCTCGGCAAGGCGAATGTGAGGCATGTTGTTCAGCAAGTGCCGCAAGGGATGATGATTCAGCAGCAGCCCAGTTGAGCCTGCAGCGTCTCGCAGCAATCAACGAAGCAACAATGACAGCGCGGGACCACTGACAAGAAGGTGTCGTCGGGAGCCACTCCGCAAACCGTTGCGGATGTTTCGATCCTCGCGCGCGCGCGAAATTGGCCTCGTTCGGGGCCAGTGAAGGCCCCACCGAGGGGCCTTCATGCGTATCGAAAACCATCGTCTCACCGACGTCGCCTTCCAGCAGGCGAAGAACATCGGCCGGGAAATCGTCCCGGACCTCGTGATCCTGCACGACACGGCCAGCCGCCTCACGCGCGGATCGGCTGCCAACTACCTGGCCGACAACGACGCCGGGGTGTCGGTCCACTTCGTGGTGGAGCGGGACGGCGGGATCATCCAGCAGGTGCCGACGAACCGCCGCGCGGGTCACGCCGGCAAGTCCTCCTTCCATGGGCGGTCCGGTTGCAACGACTTCTCGATCGGCATCGAGATCGTGAACCCCGGGAAGCTCACCCGCCTTTCGGACAGCAAATGCGTCACATGGTACGGCGAGGAGTTGGCCACCGCCCTCTTCGGCATCCGGGAGATCGAGACGCCGGAACATGGCCCGGGCCTCTGGATGCCGTACGCCGAGGCGCAGATCTCCTCGGTGATTGCGCTCCTGCTCGCCCTCTTCCGGGGCGTCCCCACCCTGCGCGACATCACCACGCACTGGTATGTGTCGCCCGGCCGCAAGGTGGACACGAACCCGCTCTTCCCGCTCGAGCATGTCCGCGCGCACATCCTGGGGCGTGACGATCCGGCCGACACCGAGGCCGAGGCCTTCTCAGAAGCCGTGGATGCCACCCCCGACGATCCGCAGATGGTCGTCGTGGACACCTTCAGCGGCGACAGTCTGAACCTGCGCCGCTGGCCATCCTTCAACCCCAACGTCGTGGCGCAGATCCCGGACGGCACTCCCGTGCCGGTCCTGCGCCGCGGGACCTTCGCCGGCCGCGACTGGCTCCTGGTCGTCCATGGCGGCCGGGAGGGCTGGATCGTGGCCTCCTACACCTCCTCCTTCCTCCCGGCCTGATCGGAGACATCCATGCGACTGCCCCTTCTCACCACGATCCTCGCGAACACTGCCCTCTCGAACAATCCGCTCCTGCCCGAGCTGCCGGTCTGGCAGGCGCGCAGCTTCTACGCGCAAATCCTCCTCGTGGTCTCGGTCCTGCTGAACTTCCTCGGGATCGACCTCTTCCGCACCCTCGGCGAGATCGGCTGGGGCAGCAGCCCCGAGGAAGTCCTGGCCACCGGGGATCGAGCTGTCGCGGCCTGGCAGCAGGTAGCCCCCCTGATCTTCGGCCTCTGGGCGTGGATCGAGCGCCGGGCGCCAAACTTCCGACTGGTCTGGTGGGGCTCGAAGGTGCCGACGGGCACGGCGGCTCTCTTCTGCCTGGCGCTCATCCTCGGGACGATGGCCAGCGAGCCCGCGCCGCTCGAGGGCCTCTCCGGGCCGAACGCACCGGTCCGGAGCATCGCGTGAGCTCGCCGTCCGCCATGGATCTCGGCCCGACGCTGGCCCTGGTGCTGACCGCCCTCAGCATCATCAACATCCTCTACACCTGGTGGCGGACCCGCGACCAGAATGTCGAGAGCCGGTTCAAGGCGGGCAGCGAGCGCATGGACCGCCTGGACGCCCGGCTGGCCAGCGTCGAGCAGACCCTGCGAGCTCAGCCGACGAAAGAGGACATGCACGCTCTTCATCTGGCCCTGCGGGACATGCAGGGCGAGATGAAGGCCATGGCCGCCGCGGCCGAAGGCACCAACAAGATCATGTCGCGCCTCGAGGCAATCGTGGCGCGGCATGAGGATCACCTGCTTGGGGGAGCTCGCCCGTGACCTATGCCGACACTCTTCGCCGCCATCGCCGGCTGGCGATCCTGCGCTTTCTCGAAGAGAGCCCGACCTACACCTCGAACGCCTCGGTCCTGACCGACGTTCTGAACTCGAACGCCATCGGCATCGACACGTCGCGCGACCAGACCGCGACCGAGCTCTCGTGGCTCGCAGAGCAGGGACTGGTGACGCTGGCGGGCTCGCCCGAGTTCTGGGTGCCGACCGCGACCGCCCGGGGGATCGACATTGCCCTGGGGCGCGCCACCCATCCCGAGATCCAGCGTCCGAGCCCGAGGCGCTGAGATGCCCCCGCCCCGCAAGATCGACCTCCTGCCCGTGGAATTGCGGGCCTGGCTCCAGGAGGAGCTCCGCGCCCGCGGCTTCGGCCAGTACGAGGATCTCGCCGAGGCGCTGAACTTTCGCCTGGAAGAAGCCGGCCTCGACCTCAGGATCCGCAAATCTGCGCTGCATGACTTCGGCTCCGAGTACAAGGAGTTCGTGAAGCTACAGGAGCAGGCGTCCGACTGGGCCAAGGAATGGCTGGGCGACATGGGGCTCGAGGACCAGGCGCAGCGCCAGAACGTCCTCTTCCAGATGCTGACGACGCTCGCCTTCAAGGTCATGCAGGCCGAGGTCGCCAAGCAGGGCGCCGAGATCAGCCCGCAGAACCTGCATTTCCTCGCCCGCATGATGAAGGACGTGATGAGTTCGTCCGGCATCGTCCAGGCGATGCAGGAGAAGGAGAAGAAGGTGCAGGCGGCCAAGCTCGACGCCGCCGTCACTTCTGGCGACATCGACGCCGAGGCGGCCGAGAAGGCCCGCCGCATCCTCGGGTTCGCGTGAGGACCTGCCGTGAGCGCCCTGAACCCCATCTCACCGGTGGTCCAGTTCCTGCCCTACCAGCGAGCGTGGATTGCGGACGGCTCGCGCTTCAAGATCGGCATGTTCAGCCGCCAGACCGGCAAGACCTTCTCGACCTGCGGCGAGTGCGTCGACGACTGCTTCACCGCCTGGAAGGATGACCGGAAGACGCGGTGGGTCATCCTCTCCCGCGGCGAGCGGCAGGCGGCCGAGGCGATGACCGAGGTGATCAAGCCGTTCACCCGGGCGTTTTACGAGGTCTATAACACCCTCGTTAAAGGGGGCGAGCCGCGCTTCGAGGAGGGCGAGTTCCGCGCGCCCCAGGAGAAGGGGCCGGATGCCGTCTACAAGGCACTTGAGGTGGCCTTTCCGAACGGAAGCCGCATCACGGCGCTGCCCGCGAATCCCGACACAGCCCGCGGCTTCTCTGCCAACGTGATCCTCGACGAGTTCGCCTTCCATGCGAAGAGCCGCGAGATCTGGGCCGCGCTCTTCCCGGTGATCTCGAAGGGCCGCCAGAAGCTGCGCGTGATCAGCACGCCGAACGGCAAGGGCAACAAGTTCTACGAGCTGATGACGGCCGAGGGGTCGGTCTGGTCCCGGCATATCGTCGATATCTACGAGGCGGTCCGTCAGGGCCTCGACCGCGACATCGACATGCTGCGGGCAGGCATGGCGGACGAGGATGCCTGGGCGCAGGAATACGAGCTGAAGTGGCTCGACGAGGCCAGCGCCTGGCTCGACTACGATCTGATCTCGTCCTGTGAGAGCAACAGCGCCGGCAACCCCGATCTCTATATGGGCGGGCCGTGCTTTGTCGGTGTGGACATCGCGGCCCGGAACGACCTCTTCGTGATCTGGGTCGTCGAGCAGGTGGGCGACGTCCTGGTCACGCGCGAAATCATCGCCCGCCGCCGGATCTCGTTCGCCGAGCAGGATGCGCTGCTCGACGACGTGATGCGCCGCTACCGAGTGATCCGGGTCCGCATGGACCAGACCGGCATGGGCGAGAAGCCCGTGGAGGACGCCAAGCGCACGCACGGTCAGCTCCGGGTCGAGGGCGTGCTCTTCTCGGCCGCGATCAAGCTCGGGCTCGCCACGTCGCTGAAGGAGTCGATGCAGGACCGGAAGACCCGGATCCCTGCGGGCGACCCGGTGCTGCGCGCCGACCTGCATTCGATCAAGAGCCAGGTGGGGATCACCGGCGCCCGCCGCCTCATCGCCGACGGGGACTCTGACGGTCACGCGGACCGCTTCTGGGCCGGCGCGCTCGCCGTTTCCGCCGCCGAGACGGGCGTCCAGGATTATGAGTACTGGAGCGCCTCTTCCGCCCCGCCCGCCGATGGTCCGGACGATGACGCGGCGCCCACACGACAGACGTGGTGGAAGGCTCCGCTCGGCACGGGCTTGCGGGGAGGTCTCTGATGGGCCGCCGTCAGCAGCTCGAAGCCATCGTTCGCAGCTATGCCGCTGCGGCCGCCACGAAACGTCGGCTCAACGCCTCCGCGTCGCCTCGCACCCTGCGGGAGGCGGATCGCCGTCTCTGCGCGGGCTGGGCCGGTTTTGCGGCCATGCGGCCGAGGATGCCTGTCGAGGATGCGAGGCGTCTGCCCCCGCACCTGATGGAGGCCTACGTCACGCTCACCGGCCTGCCGGGCGAGCTGGCGGCGATGATCGAGCAAGGCGTGGCCGTCCCTGTTGTCCTCGCCTCTCCCGAGTTCGCGCTGCTCGCGGCGCTTGTCCCCGAAAACCCCGTTGCCGGAGCCTGACATGGCCAAGACACCCGTCCTCCTCGATCGCTGGGGTAATCCGGTCAATCGCTCCCGCCTCGCGAAGGAGAATGTCGCCACCACCTTGGGCAGCGTCCGCAGCCCGATCACCGGATATCCGGCAGACGGTCTCAACCCGGTGCGCCTCGCATCCATCCTCAGGGAGGCCGACGCCGGCGATCCGGTGCGCTATCTCGAGCTTGCCGAGACGATCGAGGAGCGCGACCTGCATTATCTGGGCGTCCTCGGCACGCGCCGCCGCTCGGTCAGTCAGCTCGACATCACGGTGGAAGCCGCCTCGGACGATCCCGAAGACGTCAAGAAGGCGGAGATGGTCCGTGACTGGTTGAGGCGGGACGAACTCGCCGAAGAGCTGTTCCACATGCTCGACTGCATCGGAAAAGGCTATTCCTTTACCAGGATCGTCTGGGACACCTCCGAAGGTCAGTGGCGGCCGGAGCGGCTCGAGTGGCAGGACCCGCGCTGGTTCCGCTTCAACAGAAACGATCTCTCCACGCCCCTTATGCTCGGTGACCATGGTGAGGAGCTTCCGCTCGAGCCGTTCAGGTTCATCTTTGCCGCGGTACAGGCGAAGTCGGGGATTGCGTTGCGCTCCGGTCTGGCCCGCGCCGCCGCCTGGGCCTGGATGTTCAAGGCCTTCACCCAGCGGGACTGGGCGATCTTCACCCAGACCTATGGCCAGCCGCTCCGGCTCGGAAGGTTCGGCCCCGGAGCCTCCGAGGAGGACAAGGCCACCCTGTTTCGGGCCGTCGCCAACATCGCCGGCGACTGCGCCGCCATCATCCCCGAGTCGATGCAGATCGACTTCGTCGAGACGAAGTCGGTCGGAGCGACGGCCGACCTCTACAAGCAGCGGGCGGACTGGCTCGACCAGCAGATCTCGAAGGCGGTGCTGGGTCAGACTGCGACCACGGACGCGGTGACCGGCGGGCTCGGGTCGGGGAAGGAACACCGGCAGGTCCAGGAGGATATCGAGCGCGCCGACGCGAAGGCGATGTCCGGGATCCTCAACCGCGATCTGATCCGTCCATGGATCGTTCTGGAATACGGGCCGCAGCAGCGGTATCCTCGGCTTCGCATCGCCCGGCCGGAGGCGGAGGATCTCCAGGCCATGGCGACGGCTCTGGCAGCCCTCATTCCCCTCGGGATGCGGGTCAGTCAGAAGAAGACCCGGGACCGCTTCGGGTTCGACGAGCCGGAAAACGACGACGACATTCTGGGTCTGCCGAGGCCCGCGCGGCCCGCAACTGCACCCGCAGCCGACCCCTCGGACCGAAACCCGCCGATTAAACGGTTTTCCGGCGAAATTAAAGGGGGGCAGCCCCTTCCGGGTCCCGAGACAGCCCTGCAGGCCGAAGAGGCCTCAGCGGCCCTCCCAGCGAGTGCCGATCCGGCGGCGCTTCTCGCCGAACGTCTCGCGACCGAAGCGGCACCGGCCGTGGCCGGCATGCTCGAGACCGTCGAGACGATGCTGGCCGCGGCCACGTCGCTCGGCGAGTTCCGCGAGATGCTGATCGCAGGCTTCCCGGAGCTCGACGCGAGCGGGCTCGCCCGGGTGATGGCGAACGCCATGTTTGCCGCTCATGCCGGCGGCCGGGCGGCGGTCGAGGAGGAGTCCGGTGAGTGATCTCGCCGCCGTCTTCCGGCGTCCCTTCCCCGAGCAGGTCGCAGCCTTCCGCCTCCGGCTGCGGAACCTCGTGCCGACAGCGCGCTGGGACGACATCCGCCGCGCTCAGCACGATCGGGCCTTCATGGTGGCGGGCGCGCTGAAGGCCGACCTGCTCGCCGATCTCGCCGCCGCCGTGGACAAGGCCGTGAGCCAGGGCGGCACGCTGGAGGACTTCCGCCGCGACTTCCGCGCCATCGTCGAGAGCCGGGGCTGGCACGGCTGGACCGGCGAGGGCACCGCGAAGGGCGAAGCCTGGCGCACGAAGGTCATCTACCGTACGAACATGGCCACCACCTATGCCGCCGGCCGCCTGGCGCAGCTCGTGGCCGGCAACTTCAGTTACTGGGTCTATCGGCACGGCGGCTCGCGCGAGCCGAGGATCCAGCACCTCTCCTGGAATGGCGTGGCGCTCCCGCCGGACCATCCGTTCTGGCAGACCCATGCGCCCCCGAACGGGTGGGGCTGCAGCTGCTACATCGTGGGCGCCCGCACCGAGGCGGGCATCCGCCGCGTGGGGGGCGATCCGGCCAAAAAGCTGCCAGAGGACTGGGACGCCCTCGACGCGCGGACGGGGGCGCCGGCGGGAATCGACAAAGGCTGGGACTACGCGCCCGGCGCCAGCGCCGTGCAGGACCTGATCGCCATGGCGGCCGAGAAGTCGGTGGACTGGCCCGCCGGCATCGCCAAGGCGCATATGGCCTCGCTGCCGCCCGGGCAGGCCGAGGCGGTGGCGAGATCCTATCGCGCCCTGCCGTCGCTCGCGCAGGATCTGCGCCGCTGGGCGGAGCGGGTGCAGGGTGAGCGCAACGGCGCGCCCATCGCCGGTCCCGTGCAGATCGAACCCCTCCGCACGCTGGGGCTCGTCACACAGAGCGCCCGTCCCGAAGGCGGCCTCGATCTGACAGGCGTGGACTTCGCCATCGCGGCCGAGGATCTCGTGCACATTCTCGGTGCGTCCTCGGGTCGAACGCCATCGGTCGAGGATCTCGGTCGCCTCGCGGCCCTGCTCGATCGGGCGACGGAGGTGCGTGAGGTGAAGGGAGCAGCCGGCCTCCTGGACTGGATCATCCGGACCCCGGGCGAGGAATGGACCGCCCGCTTCGAATTGCGGGACGGCAGCCTGTTCCTGGTCGAGCTCAACATCGGAGGATCGAAACGATGATCCGGATCGAGATCAAGGCGGATCAGGTGACCTCCGGGCTGCAGGCACTGGCCCGCCAGCTCGACGACCTGACGCCGGTGATGCAGGAGATCGGAGCGTTCCTTGTGCAGAGCACCAGGGAACGCTTCCAGGAGGGCACCGCGCCAGATGGGACCAAGTGGGCACCGAAGTCCGAGGTCACGAAGCAAGCCTATGCTCGCCGCCGCGTGCGCCTCGATCCCCGACCGCTCCTCGGGGAAAGCCGCATGCTCTCCACTCAGATCGTGGCATTCCCCGGCCCAGCTTCGGTCGAGGTCGGCTCGAACCTCGTCTATGCCGCCGCGATGCACTTCGGCGCTGGGCAGGGCGCGTTCGGGAGAGACCGCAGGAAACACCCGATCCCGTGGGGCACCATCCCCGCCCGCCCCTTCCTCGGCCTCTCGCAGGCCGACGAGCAGGCAATCGGCGAGATCATCGGCGAGTGGCTGGCGCAGGCCTCCGGCTCGATGTGATCCGATCGACTTCAACCCCCCCCCGACCAAAGGAGCCAGACCATGTGCAACACCAAAGACCTTGCCGTCACGAAGATCGAGAAGCTCACGGCGGCGATGCATCGGCTCGCCGCCGTGATGGAGGCCAGTCTATTGCAGACGGCGCAGTTCCAGCCTCAGGGCCATCCCGGGAACAGCATCGACAGTGGCACCGCCGATCACGTGATCGCCGGAGATCGAAGCAGCGCAGCAGCCTCGCCTTGACCCAGCAGCCCTCCGGGCGCAGTCTGAGCTTCAATCCCGACATACGGTGACCCGAGCATCCGCACACCCGTGCGGATGTTTTCCATTTTGCGGGGCGGCGATATTCGCCCCATGACCAGAACAGCTGCCCACCTTCCTCCGGTCCTGATGGCCGCCATGTCCGAACCCGCATCCGCGGCCCCGGACTGGGTGCACCTGCTGCCTGCAGGCATGATCGCCACGGCCGACCATCGCGGCCCCTATCACCTGTCTGACGCCGGACAGGTGATCACCGCCTCCTTCGCGGAGGCCGACCGCCTCCCGATCGACGAGAACCACGCCACGGACCTCGCGGCGCCCCTCGGCCATCCGGCCCCGGCCCGCGGCTGGATCGTGGAGATGCAGTCCCGCGAGGACGGGATCTGGGGCCGGGTCGAGTGGACAGAAGCCGGCCGCGCCCTGGTGACCGATCGCGCCTACCGCGCGCTCTCGCCCGTCGTCCTGCACGACAAGGGCAAGACGATCAGCCGGATCCTGCGGGCCAGCCTCGTCAACCGTCCGAACCTCCGCGGCCTCGCCGCTCTCAACCAGGAGACCACGATGACGCTCATGGAGCGACTTGCCGAGCTGCTCGGCCTCGATGCGGCCGCAACCGAGGATCAGATCCTCGCGGCCGTCTCGGCGATGAAGGAAAAGCCCGACACCGCCCTCCAGTCCGCGCTCTCCGAAATCGGCACGGCACTCGGTGTGGCCGCCGATCAGGCCGCAATTCTCACCGCTGCCCGGGCGCGCGCCGCGGGTGCCGACCAGATCACGGCGCTCCAGTCGGAGCTCACCACGGTTGCGACCGAACTGAAGACCCTCAAGGAGGTCGGCGCCCGGGCAGCAGCCGAGTCGTTCGTCGACGGCGAGATCCGCCGCGGCCGGGTCGGCGTGAAGCCCCTCCGCGACCACTACGTCGCGATGCACATGGCCGATCCGGCCCGGGTGGAAAAGGAGCTCGGCGCCCTGCCGGTGCTCGGCGCCTCCGGGACCGTCGCGGTCCCGCCTCAGGCGCAGGCCGGCGAGGTCTCCCTCAACGCGGACCAGCTCGCCGCCGCCCGCCTCATCGGCATCGATCCCAAGGCCTACGCGGAGACGCTGAAGGCCGAGGCCCTGACTCAGGAGACCTTCTGATGACCGCGCTCGCCGCCGATCGCAACACGCCCGCCGCCCTGGGCGACCTCCGCCGGGGCGATGCCGCGGCATCCGTCCTCATCTATGCCGGCGCGCTCGTCATGCGTGATGCGTCCGGCAACATCACCAAGGGCGCGACCGCCACCGGCGCCATCGGCGTCGGCCGCGCCGAGGAGCGGGTCGACAACACCGGTGGCGCCGCCGCCGCCAAGACCGTGCCGTATCGCGCCGGCATCTTCCGCTTCGCGAACTCGGGCTCCACCGATGCGATCACCAAGGCCGACATCGGCAAGGCCTGCTGGATCGTGGACGACCAGACCGTCGCCCGGACCTCCGGCACCAACACCCGCTCGCGCGCCGGCATCGTCGAGATGGTCGACGACCAGGGCGTCCATGTCCGCTTCGACGAGGCGCTGACCCGCGTCGCGACGGCGACCGCTTCCTGAGAGGACTGATCCATGCTCATCAACTCCACGAACCTCGATGCCCTGCGCGTGGGCTTCAAGACGTCCTTCCAGGGCGGCCTCGGTCAGGCCACCTCCCAGTACCAGCGCATCACGACGGTCGTGACCTCGACCCAGAAGGAGCAGAAGTACGGCTGGCTTGGGAAGATCCCCAACGTGCGCGAATGGATCGGCGCCCGGGTCGTCCAGAACCTCTCGCTCTCCGACTACAGCATCAAGGAGAAGGCGCTCGAGCTCACGCTCGGCGTCGACCGCGACGACATCGAGACCGACAATCTCGGCATCTACGCGCCCCTCTTCACGGAGATGGGGTCTTCGACCGGCTCCACCTGGGACCGCCTCGTCTTCGGCGCGCTGAAGGCGGGCTTCACCACGAACTGCTACGACGGCCAGTACTTCTTCGACACCGATCACCCTGTCATTCTGGAAGACGGCAGCTTGGGGACGGTCGCCAACACCGACGGCGGCTCGGGCTCGCCCTGGTTCCTTCTCGATGTCACCCGCGCGCTGAAGCCGATGATCCTGCAGAAGCGCAAGGACTTCGAGTTCGTCTCGAAGGACAAGCTGACCGACGAGAACGTCTTCAACAACAAGGAGTTCATCTACGGCGCGGACGCCCGGGCGAACGTGGGCTACGGCTTCTGGCAGTTCGCATGGGGCTCCAAGCAGCCGCTCAACGCCACGAACTACGCAACCGCCCGCGCGGCGCTGTCGGGCATGAAGGGCGACCATGGCCGCCCGCTGGGCCTCACGCCGAACCTTCTCGTTGTGCCGCCCTCGCTCGAGAGCGCCGGGCGGAAGCTCCTCAATTCGGAGAACGGCTCGGGCGGCGAGACGAACGAGTGGAAGGGCACGGCCGAGCTGCTCGTCACGCCGTGGCTGGCCTGAGGGAGGCCGGATCATGACCTCCACATCCAAGACCAGGAACGCGGCCTCCCGCCCGCGCAGCGAGACCCCGGCAGCGGCCGAACGGGACGAGGTGCCGACGCAGGCCGCGGGCACGAGCGCCGTGGCCACCGCCGGGGAGGCGGCGCTCCCGGCCTCCCCGGCCGCCGATCCGACCGACGGCACCGACGATGATCCGCATCTCGCCCCGTCCAGCCAGGACGAGGCACCGCGTACCGGCCAGCCCGCTTCCCTCGTCGGGCAGGCCGAGGCGGGAGGGGAGGTCTCGCCCCCTCCCGCCGACGAACCCGAGCCCGGGCCGACGCTTATCGTGAAGGGTCCGGCCCGGGGCCGCTGGCGCATCGGCCGGCATTTCACGGCCGAGCCCGTGACGATCCGCCTGGACGAGCTGAGCGATGACGAGGCCCTGCGTCTCGCCGCCGACCCCGAGCTCACCATCGTCCCGGTCAACGCGCCCTACTGAGATCGGCCGCGCTGCCGGCAGCTGGCGCGGTCCCGCCCCTTCGGGGGCCTGCCCGGCGGCGGGAGACCGCCGCCGGGACCATCCTCCGGAAAGCCGCCCATGCCCTACGTTACCCTCTCCGACCTCATCGCCCGGTACGGCGAGCCGCTGCTCGTCACGCTGACCGACCGCGGCGAACTCGCGCTCGGCAATATCGAGACGGGTGCCGTGGACCGGGCCATCGCGGACACCGACGCGGTGATCGACGGCTATCTGGCCACGCGCTACGCGCTGCCCCTTTCGGCACCCCAGCCGCTCCTGACCGATGTCGCGGCAGCCGTGGCGATCTGGAAGCTCCATGTCTACGCGCCGGACCCGAAGATCGAGGCTGACTACAAGGCCGCCGTCGCCACCTTGCGTGAAATCTCGTCCGGCACGATCCGCCTCTCGGCCGCAGGCATCGCGCCCGCCGGCACCGGCACATCCGGCGCCCTGGTGACGGATCGGGAGCGCCCGTTCACTGCCGACAACCTCAAGGGCTTCATCTGATGCTGGACGAACTCATCGCCCGGATCTCCTCACGCGTGCCGGATCTCGCCGGCCGCACCTCGGCCGCGGCTGATCTCGCGGCGCTGATGGCTGCCAATGCCTTGCCGCCCGCGCCTGTGGCGGCCTTTGTCCTGCCGCTGGCCCTGCAGGGCGGGCATCCCGCAGCCGCCACCGGCCTCTTCGTTCAGGAAGTCGAGGAAGTCGTGGCTGTGCTCCTGGTCTTCCGCACCGCGGGGAGCACGGGCGAGCGGGCGCTCCCCCGACTGCGGGAAGTCATTGCTGGAGTGGCCGCGGCGCTCGCTGGCTGGGCGCCCGATGAGGTGCCGGGTGTCTTCCGTCTCGTGCGGGGCGGCATAGTCCGGATGTCCGAGGGCGCTCTCGTCTACCAGCTCGACTTCGCCATCACCGACCAGCTGAGGATCACGCCATGACGACCGCCCTTCCCTCGGCCGGAGGCAGCTACACCCGCGAGGCGGACGGCTCCCTGCGCCCGTCCGCCACCGAGGACGCCCCTGCTCCGCCCCCCGTCAAACCCGCCGTTAAACGGCCCGTGAAGGACGCCTGACATGAGCATCTTCTGGAAGAACAAGATCCTCCTGGCGAAGATCGAGGCCACCTACGGCACCGACTCGGCACCGACCGGTGGCGCCAACGCGGTGCTCGCCACCGACGTCCGCCTGTCGCCGATGGAGGGCAATGACGTCTCCCGCGACCTCGATCTGCCCTGGATGGGCACCCAGGGAACTCTGCCCGTCGATCTGCATGCGAAGCTGGCCTTCAAGGTCGAACTGGCGCCCTCTGGTACGCGCGGCACGCCTCCGGCATGGGGGCCGCTTCTGCGCGCCTGTGGCGTGGCGGAGGTGATCGCTGCCGGCGCGTCCGTCACCTACAACCCGATCTCGAGCGGCTTCGAGTCCGTCACGATGCACTTCTGGGTGGGGAACACGCAGTACAAGCTCACCGGCGCGCGCGGCACCTGCATCGTCCGCGTCACGGCCTCGGGCATCCCCTATCTCGAGTTCGAGTTCACTGGCCTCTTCGTCCAGCCCGCCGAGGGCGCGCGCCCCACGCCCACCCTCACGGGCTGGAAGGCGCCGAAGGTCGCGAGCACCCTCAACACGCCCACCTTCACCATCGCGGGCAGTGCGCTCGTACTGCGGACCTTCGCCCTCAACTTCGGCAATGCGGTCGAGGGTCGGTTCCTGATCGGCTCCGAGTCCGTGATCATCACCGACCGGGCGGATGCGGTCGAGGCCACCGTCGAGGCGGTGCCGCTGACCACCCTCAATCCCTACGCGCTGGCGGTCTCCGCCAGCCCCGTCGCAATCTCGCTCGCCCATGGCACCGTGGCGGGAGCGATCGCCACACTCTCGATCCCCGCCGCGCAGATCCAGCGCCCATCGGGTCTCGAGAACCAGCAGAACATCGTCGAGTGGCCGCTGCGGATCGTGCCGACGCCCGTCGCCGGCAACGATCAATGGACCCTCGCCCTCACCTGAGCCCAAAGGAGCTGCCCCATGTTCAAGGTCGTCACCGACCCCCGATTCACTCATCCGGTCTCGGTCCTCGTGCCCGTGGACGGCGGTCACACCGAGCAGACGTTCCGGGCCACGTTCCGCGTCCTGCCCTCGACCGAGGCGGACAGCCACGATCTGTCCACCAATGCCGGAGTCGACGCGTTCCTGCGCCGGATCGTCGTGAACCTCGACGACATTGCCGACGAGGAAGGGCACCCGCTGCCCTACAGCGAGGAGCTCCGGGACCGTGTGTTCGCTCCGACATACGTCAAGCTCGCCCTGTTGCGGACGTACACGGCCGCTCTCGGCAAGGCCCGCGCGGGAAACTGAAGTGGGCCGGGCGCGCCTGGGCCACCGGCGCGCTCGGCGCCCCCTCCCGCGAGGATGACGATGGTGCCGCGGCCGATGCGCGGCGCTGGGGGATCGACCTCGGAGATGCGCTCGATCGTATCGATGCGGGTGTCTGGCCCGAGAACGTGGCCGCAGTGGAGGCCTTCCTCTTCGTCGCCACGCAATGGCGCTGGGTGGGGGGCGGCATGGGCGGCCTGATGGCAATCGGGCTCGACTATGCCGGCGTCCGCGCCGGGCTGGACCTCGCCGGCGTCGAGGTCACCCCCGCCCTCTGGCACGAGCTCACGCTGATCGAGGCGGGAGCTCTGGCTGCACTGAACCGGAGCGAACGATGACCCTGCGCCTGTCCCTTCTGATCGACGCGAATGCCAAGGCCGCAAAGAGCGAGCTCGATGCGACCGCAGCATCGGCCGGAAAGCTCACCGCGGGCGTCGATCAGTTGGGCAAGCAATCCCAGCAGACCCGCACGCAGATGGGCGGGCTGCAGGACCAGACGCAGCGCACCACGCAGGCCACCACCATGTCGGCCGGCGCTGTCGGCAACCTGACGGCGCAGTTCAACGACATCGGCGTGATGCTCATGGCGGGGCAGAACCCGCTGCAGCTCGCCATCCAGCAGGGCACCCAGATCACGCAGGTGATCGGCCCGATGGGAGCTGCCGGGGCCGCGCGCGCTCTGGGAACCGCATTCATGGGGCTTCTGAGCCCCATGAACCTTGTGACCCTCGGTGCCATCGCTGCGACCGGCTACGTCGTCCAATGGCTGACCTCGGGTTCCGACGAGGCAAAATCCTTCGAAGATGCCGTCGGCTCGCTGAGTGACAGTGTCGACGCCTATGTCACCGCCAGCGCCGAGGCACGCAGTTCAACGGACGAGCTGACCAAGAAGTTCGCGACGCAACGGACCGAGATCCGGGCGCTCCTGAGGGACATGGCAGAGCTTGAGCGCCGGGAAGCCGAGCGGGCGCTCGCGGCGGCCACCAAGAGCGCATCCAGCGACGTGATGAAGAACCGTTGGCTTACCCTCGACTTCTCGGATCAGGCGACGACCGCCAAATTCTTCGACCTGGACACTCAGGTCGCCGGCACCTGGAAGCGGGTCAACGACCTGATCGATGCGTTCCAGAGGCTCGAGAGTGCGCCGACGCTGGACAGCAAGATTGCCGCCGCGGAGGAGTTGCGCGTCGCCTTCCGTCAGGCTGCCGAGGCGTCTGGGGAAATCACGAAGGAGGAGGACGCGGTCCTCCGCCAGATCCTCAACATGGTCGAGGAGATGCGCGCCCTGAAGGATGAGCAGGTTCGAGCGGCTTATGCGAGCAGCGGGCTTTCCGACGCCATGAAGGGTATCCAGTGGGCTTTGTCCTCGGCTTCCGAAACAAACCTCGCCAGCGTATTTACGGACGCGGACGGTCCGGCTGCAGCGCTCTTGTTCAAGGTGCAGGGCATTGCGTCTGGACTGGCTGCCATCGCCCGTGAGCAGCGGAACGCTGCAGGAGACGTCGTGGGGTCCGGCGCGGACTCGGCGCCCCCCATAGGCCTGCGCCCAGGCGGCGCGTTCGCGCCCGAGGTCGGTCGGTTCGGCAACCCCTATGCGGGAGAGGGTGGCGCCGGCCCGATGCAATCCCCCCGCCCGAAGGGGAACTCGATCGAGTCCTATGACCGCTTTGTTGCGGCTCAGGAGGCCGCGGCGAAGGCGGCCGAGCGCGCGGCGCGGGCTGGAAGCCGCGGTGCGGATCGCGCGCACCGGGAGTCCCTGCAGGAGGCGACGCGGCTCTACGAGGAAACCCGCAGCTCCGCCCAGAAATATGCCGACGAAACCGCCCGGGTGAACAAGCTCCACCAGCTCTTCCCGGAGATCGTGACGAAGGACGTCAAGGCCCGGGCGCTCGACAAGCTGAAGGAGGACTACACCGACCTCGGGCGTCTCGGTCAGGATGCGGCCGGAGCCATCCGCAATGCCTTCGACGGGATCTTCGACGATCCGGCCCGGGCGCTGAAGAACCTCGCGGGAGAGCTCGCGCAACTCGTGCTCTACCGGCAGCTCGGCGCCTGGTTTCCCTCGATGTTCGGCGCACAAGGCGCGGTGCCGCTTGTTGCCCGCGCCGAAGGCGGGCCGATCTACGGCCCGGGCACCTCGACCTCGGACAGCATCCTGATGTGGGCCTCGAACGGCGAGTACATGGTCAATGCGGCGTCCACCGCGCTGTATCGACCGCTCCTCGAGGCGATCAACGCCGACAAGTCGGGAGGCCTCCTGCGGCAGCTCCCGCGCCGGGCCGCCGGCGGCATCGTCAATTCCGACGCCTTCGCCGTGCCCATGATGATGACCCGCGGCCGCGGCGCGGCCGGAGCCGGCTCTGCGGCGCCAGCGGTCTCCGTGAAGGTCGAGAACTACACCGGCCAGCCCGTTCAGGAGGAGCGGACGACTGGACCGGATGGTGAGGAGATGATCGCCATCGTGGTGGGCAAGCAGATCGCCCGCGGCAAGTACGACCGGTCGAACCGCTCGCGCTATGGCAACCGCCCCGACCCGGTGAAGAGGTAACCCATGGCCCTGCCGGTCTGGCCCCTCGATCTGCCTCAGGCGCCCGAGCGCCGCTCCTGGACGGGCGGGCCGCGCGAGTCCCGTGCGTCCTTCGATCCCGAGGTCGGGCCGCCCCTCGCCCGTCCGCGCACCACGGCGGACACCTGGATCTGGAGCGCCACCTTCCCGTCTCTGACCCGCGCCGAGTTGGAGAGCTTCCGGACCTTCTGGCGGTCCAGCCTCCGGCGCGGGGCGCTGCCCTTCCTGTGGACGGACCCGGTCTATCTCGACGTGGGGCGCTGGATGATCGCCACGGACGGCGAGCAGCCCTTCACGGTCGCGTCCCGCGGTGGTGGGCTGTTCGACCTGTCGCTGAAGCTCATCCGGATGCCGGGATGATCCGATGAGACAGATCCCCGCCACCGCCCGCGAGAACCTCGAGCGTCCGAACGCTCCGGACGCCGTCCTCGCCTTCCTCACGATCGAGCATCCGAACCTCGTCGAGCCGATCCGGGTTGTTTCGGACGTGCTCAACTATTCCTGGCAGGGCGAGATCTGGATCGGCCTGCCCTTCGGCTTCCGCCTGGTGACGGACGACGACGCCCCGCCGACCACGGTCCTCCGGGTCCAGAACGTCGACCGCAAGCTCGGCGCTGCCCTCCGGACCCTGCCCGGACGCGCCTCCTGTCGCGTCGACGTCCTGTCCAGCGCGGACTTCGATCTCACGGTCGTCCCGCGCGTTCCGCTGGGCGAGGTCACCCCGATCTACGGGCTGCAACATTTCGAGCTGGTGGACGTCACCGTGACGGCGATCGAGGTGAGCGGCACGCTGATGCTCCGGGACTATTCGCAGGAGCCCTGGCCGGGGATCTCCGCCACGCAGTCGCGTTGCCCGGGGCTCTTTCGATGAGCAGCTGGTGGGCGCGATATGTGGGCTTGCCCTTCGAGGACGGCGGGCGCGGGCCGGAGAGCTTCGACTGCTGGGGGCTCGTGCGTCAGGTCTATGCCGACGAACTCGGCATCGATCTGCCCTCCTACGGCGAGATCTCGGCACGGGATCTCGGCCGGATCGCCCGCACCATGGGTCAAGGTCAGGCCGAGGACTGCTGGCGCGGGATCGGTACGCCTGCCGCCTTCGACGTGGTGCTGATGCGTGCGGCCGGCGGCACGCGGGCCGTGGTCCATGTGGGCCTTGCCGTCGATGCCCGCCGGCTTCTCCACATCGAGGCCGCCACCTCGGCCGTCGTGGTGCCGCTGTCTCATGTCTCGGTTGCGGGCCGGATCCTCGGCTTCCGGAGATACCGTCGATGAGTGTCCTCACCGTCTATCGCCCCACCTTCTCCTTCGAGCCTCAGGTCGCGCGCCTTCCCGAGGGACTGAGCCTCACGGAGATGGCCGCCCGAGTCCGCGGCCTCCCCGAGGACTTCGCCACGCGGGGCGTGATCTGCATCAATGGCCATCCCATCCCCACCTTCGCCTGGGGCCTCGTGCGCCCGAAGGCCCGGGCTCAGGGCGCGCCGGTCGAGGTCACCTTCCATGCCCCGCCCATGGGCGGCGGCGGTCGAGGCGGCAAGAACGTGTTCGCGATCGTGGCCTCCATCGCGCTGATGGCCGCCGGCGGCTGGGTCATCAGCGGCGGCCTCGCCACGGCCGGCGGCTGGTTCGCCGCAGGCTCGATCTCGGCCACGCTGCTCGCGGCGGGCGTGTCCTATGCGGGCTCGCTCCTCGTCGCGGCCCTCTTCTCCACTCCGATGGCGAAGTCGGACGGGAAGACGAAGGCCGCGAGCGAGCCGGGCAACGCCGGCGCCAGCGGCAACGTGCTCGAGGCGAACGCCCCCATCCCGCGGGTCGTCGGCCGGATGAAGGTCTTCCCGCCGCTCGCGTCCGAGCCGCTGATCTATTTCGACGGCGCCGACGAGATCGTGGAGGCGGCGTTCGTCCTGGCGGGGCCGCACGAGATCAGGGATATCCGCGTGGGCTCGGCTTCGATCGACACGCTCTCCGGGGTCGAATACGAGGTGCGGGAGGGCTGGCCGGGCGACGAGCAGATCACCATGCTCCGCCGCCAATCGCGCACCGAGCCTCTGCAGGCCGAGCTTCGCGGGCATCAGGTGGGCGACGACGGACGCACCCTCGACAGCCAGACCGGGGACACGGTCATCGCGCTGCCGCAGGCGGTGGCCTTTGCGACGAAGGATGCGCCCGACGAGCATCTGCTGCAGCTCGTGCTCACCGGGGGGCTCCACCGCAACGGCGATCCGGACATCGATCTGAGGATCCCGTTCCGCCTGCGGATGCGCCTCGCGGGCTCGACCGACTGGATCCACCTGCCCGAGCTGCACTTCGAGGGGGCGGACGTCCGGCAGATGCGGGCGACCATTGCGCTTGTCTGGCGCGACGATGCCAGCGCCACGCCCGCGGCGGCGCCGGGCGAAGGTTGGGCTCACGCGCGTGTCGTTTCCCCCGGTCAGACCGCGGCTCCGGTCTCGGACGACTGGTCGGCCGACCCGTACTTCGTGGGCACGGGCGATGCGTGGATGGAGGCCGGCAACCTCGGCACCACGGGCGTCCTGCACCTCTCCATGACACGGTACGAGGCGCGCATCCTCCTCGACACGGCGGTCTTCCCGAAGGGGCGCTACGAGATCGAGATCCGCCGCGGGGCGACCTACCGCCGCTCCACCTATTCGCCCGCAGGCTACACGATCGACGGGACGGTCTGGAACTTCTGGGGTGTCCAGGGCACGCCCGACGAGATCGTCTACAGCCGGACCTCCGTCATGGACACGGTCTATCTGGCGCGCTCCGTCTCGATCTGGAACGAACATCCTCTCCCGAGCGCGGATCTCGCCATCGTGGCCGTGCGTGCCCGCAACCGCGATCTCGAGTCGCTCTCCTGCCTCGCCGGAGGCTATGTCCGCGACTGGGACGGCGCCGCCTGGACCGCCTGGACCGTCAGCGACAACCCCGCCACGAACCTCCGGGAGATCTGGACCGGCGCGCAGAACCTCGACCCGGTGCCCGAGGAGATCCTCGAAGAGGACGAGCTCGTGGACTGGCGCGCGGCCTGCATCGCCTCGGGCTATCGCTGCAATGCCATCCTCTCGGGGCAGACCGTGCTCGAGGCGGCCGAGATCGTGGCAGGGTGCGGCTATGCCAAGCCGCGCATGTCGGAGCGGTGGGGCGTGGCCATCGACCGCGACCGCTCGGCCGAGGCGCCGGTGCAGATCTTCACGCCGCGCAACAGCCGGAACTTCCAGTGGACCAAGGCTTTCCCGCGCCTGCCGGACGGGTTCCGCGTCACCTACCCGGATGCGAGCCGGGATTACGACAACCGCCAGATCACGGTCTCGCGCAGCGGCCGCAGCGGCGAGAGCGGCCTGCTCGAGCAGGTGACCTATCAGGGTCTCGTGACCGAGGAGGAGGTCAGGCGGCGCGCGGATTACGATCTCGCGCAAGCCGAGGCCCGGGGCGTCTATTACACGCTCGACGCTCCGGCCGAGGCCGTCGTCTGCCGGCGCGGTGACCTCGTGGGGGTCCAGCACGACATGCTGACCGCCCAGGCGGGCGTGGGCCGCATCCTCGGCTGGACCACTTCCGGCGGGGCAGTGTCAAAAATCCGTCTCGACACCGAAGTGCCCGTGTCAAACGAGCCCGACCTTCTGGCACAGGCGGACGTCCTCGTGGTCCCCGATCTTCTCGCCCTCGGTCGTCGCACGGGCGTGGCGATCCGCCGCTCGACGGGCGCCGTCACCGTCCACCCTGCCGCCAACACCGCTACCGGCGAGACAGCCGAACTCACCTTCTCGCCCGCGATCCCCGCCGGCGGCATCGCCGAGGACGTGCTCGTCGCGGTAGGGGACCTGGGCCAGGAGATGCTGCGCCTGATCGTGTTCGGCGTGGCCCCTCAGGACAACATGGAGGCCAGCCTGACGCTGGTCGATGAAGGACAGGAGTTGTGGGCATGAGCAGCCGCAGCCGCTATTCCGGGTCGTCCGCAGGACCGATCACCGGCCCAGCGTTTCTGGATCAGTATGCAGGCCATATCGACACCTTTTACCGCTCCATTACGCTGCCTTTGACGGACGCCACCGGGGTCAATGCGGTGACCGCCTCGCTCGACCCGCCCCTCGGCGGCGCCATCCTGATTGACGGCATGCGCTTCGGGATCACCTGGCCGGCCGCCAATACCGCCGGCGTGACGCTCAAGATCAACGGAACCGCATTCTATCCGGTGCTCGATGCCGACGGCGGCGCCCTCATCCCGGGCTCGGTCAGCGCGGGACTGCGGTCCACGCTCGAATATATCGGCGGCGCCTTCCGGCTGCAGAGCCCGCTCCTCGGCACGGCCACGGGCGGCGGCTCCCGCTATCACTGGCAGTTCACCTCATCAGGCACCTGGTCGAAACCGGCGGGCCTCGACGACGATGCGATGGTGACGGTGGAGTGCTGGGGCGCCGGAGGCTCGGGGGGGCGCGCCAGTAGCGGTGAAGGCTATGGGGGCGGGGGCGGGGGCTATGTGTGCGGTCGCTTCCGCCTCGCAGATCTGCCGGCGTCGGTGGCCATTGTCCTCGGCGCGGGTGGAGCAGGCCGGTCCAGCAACGGAAACGGCAGTCGGGGCGGAGACACCACCTTTGGGACCCTGCTGGCGGCGTTCGGCGGTGGTGGTGGCGGGTACGACACCACAAGCACTCAAAGTGTCGGTGGGGGTGGCGGGGGAGAACTTGCTGCGGGATCCACCGCCGGCGCCGCGGGGTCTATCGGCGGTGGAGGCGGCTCGAGCCGCGCAAGCACGATTTGGGGCGGAGGGGGAGGTGGCGGCGCGTCGTTAGGCGGGGGAGGTGCCGTGTTCGGCGGCGGCGGCGGCGCGGGTGATGCCTACAATCGATCTGGCACCGCAGGATCGTCTGTCTTCGGTGGAGCGGGTGGCAGCGCTCGATCGGCGGGGGCGGCCCCGGGAGGAGGCGGGGGTGGCGCCTATAACGCCACTTCTGGCGCCGGCGCCCGTGGCGAGGTGAGGGTCTGGATATGAGACTGGCATGTGTTTCCGACGGCGTGGTCGTCAACGTGATCGAGGCGCAGGATCGCCCCGACTGGGCCGCTGACTGGCCCGAGGCCGGGGATGCCGCGCCGGGCTGGACGTGGGACGGCACGAGCTTCGCGCCGCCCGCAGAGACAGCTTCCGTCCCCGACGAGATCTCGATCCTTCAGGTGATGATCCTGGTGGGCGAGGAACGCTGGTCTGCAGCCGAGGCGGTCGCGGCCGACCCCGCATTGCCTTGGGCGCTCCGCGCCACCATCCGTCAGGCAGGGTCTCCCCTCGTCCGTGGCTCCGAGACGATGGACGCGCTCGCCTGGCTCCTCGACCTCACGCCCGAAGAGGTCGATGGGATCTTCGCGGCCGGGACGCAGGTGCTGGTATGACCTGCCTCGTCACCGGCACCCTGCGCAATCTCTCCGGTGAGGCCCTGCCCGCCACGACAGTTCGGTTCGAGCGCCAGGGCGTGGTCGGCCAGGATGGCGATGTCGTCGTGCCGCTCACGGTTTCGGCGACGTCCGATGCGGCGGGCGAGATCTCTGTCGTCCTGTATCCGGGCACTTATGCCGCCTCGATCGAGAAGGCCGGCGCCCGCGGCCGCTTCGCCGTGGGCGTGCCGGATGCGGTCGAGGCCGACTTTGCGGACCTGATCCGGCAGATGCCGGACCTTACTCCGTCGGTGCTGGCAGAATGCAGGGCGTCACGCACGGCCGCGGCCGACTCTGCCAGAGATGCCGAGGACTCGGCCGAGGCCGCAGCGGGCGCGGCGGAGGCCGCCGGTGGATTTGCGGGTGCCGCTTCAGGCGCGGCCGGCGCCGCAGCTGGCTCGGCTGAGGATGCTGCGGCATCGGCCGAGGCGGCCGCCGGAGCGGCATTGGCGGCAGGCACGGCAGCTGGCCATGCGGCGGACTCGGCTCAAGCGGCGGCGGGTTCCGCCGAGGATGCAGCCGGATCTGCAGGTGCGGCGGCCGATGCGGCCGGGCTGGCAGTCGGAGCCGCGGAAGCCGCCGCTGGCGCGGCCGGTGCCGCAGATGCCTCGGCTGAGGATGCTGCGGCATCGGCCGAGGCGGCTGCCGGAGCGGCATTGGCGGCAGGCACGGCAGCTGGCCATGCGGCAGGATCGGCTCAAGCGGCGGCGGGCTCCGCCGAAGATGCGGCCGGATCTGCTGGCGCCGCGGCCGATGCGGCCGGGCTGGCAGTCGGAGCCGCGGAAGCCGCCGCTGGCGCGGCCGGTGCCGCAGATGCCTCGGCCGAGGATGCTGCGGGTTCGGCCGAGGCGGCGGCCGGATCGGCATCGGCGGCAGAGGGCTACGCGGATGCCGCGCTAAATGCCGGCGCCTCTGCCGAACTGAGGGGCGCCACCGGCACGCTCTCGGCGGCGCTGGGACAGATGTGGCGGGAGGTCGAGCGCCTGTCGGTGGCGCAGGAGTCGGATGCGGTCACCACGCTCGCGCTGTTCCAGCTCCTCTCGCTGATTGGACAGATCTCGGGGCAGGTCAACGGGGGGCGGGTCGCACTCACGGGCGGGACGCTGGCCGATCCGGCTCTCCGGATCGGGACGATCGGCATCTATAGCGCCGCGGCAAATACGCTCTCCGTCTCGATCTCCGGCGTCGAGCGGCTGCGCGTAACCGCCGCCGGCATCACCGTCTACGGCACAGTCACACAGGCATGAGGAACGCCATGGGTTACAGGTTTCAGCGGCAGCCGATCGCGGGGGAGAGCTACGTCCGCTGCAGTCAGGTCGTCATCGACAATCCCCTCTCCGGGCCGCCTCGGGTCACCTACGCGCAGGAGACTATCGTTGGCACGGGCACGGGACAGGTCCTGCACATCCCGATGCAGCCGGTCGGCCGCAGCTTCGAGCCCGGCGTGGAAATCGCCGTGCTCGACCCGGAGACGGGCGAGCCCACAGGCGAGACGATCACCCAGTCTCGCATGTACGCCCTGATCTACAGCGCCTACCTCGCTGCGGTGACCGCAGCCGAGGCGCAGCCCGAGGAGGCCGTCTGATGGCCGTGAGCGTCGATATCCAAGCGGATCTGCGCCGCCAGATCGAGACCGCCTCGCAGGGCCAGATGACCGTGAGATTCACGGCCAAGGGGCAGCCGAGCTACTTCTACCGGCTGCGCAAGTTTGCCGTTGAGGCGCTCGATCCGAGCCTTGGGTCGGGCACGCACGCCGCCTTCATCGTCGGCGGGATCGAGCGTGACGAGGTCCTGATCGGCGTCCACCAAGCTGCCGAGGTCAATGGAGAGATGGTCAGCCAGGCGGGCTATGTCCCGCGCGTCAGCATCACCCACGACGCGGCCGTGACGCTGGCCCGAAACACCGGCCCCGGATTCTGCGTCGCCACGAACGCGATGTATGCGGCCCTCGCCCTGCAGTGCCGTGCCGCCTATCGCTATCCTCGGGGCAACAACGCCTATGGCATCGCGACAGGTGCTCCGGACGAGTGGGGTGTGAATGACGCCGGGCTGCCGACGTCGGGCGGACAGGCCGCCGGCAACACGGTGATCCGCGCGGGCTCCGGACCGGTCGCCTGGAACCACCCGCCGAATCCGTGGGGCGTTCAGAACCTGAACGGGAACGTATGGGAGTGGTCGCCGGGCATGCGCCACGTCGATGGCGAGATCCAGATCATCCCGGACAACGACGCCGTGCTGGCGCTGACGGACCTGTCGGCCACCTCGACCGCCTGGCGCGCGATCGACGCGGCCACCGGCAATCTGGTGGCGCCGGGCAGTGCCGGCACCGTGAAGTACGCTACCACCGGGACGGCCGAGGGCACGCTGGTCCGCGCGTCCGGCCAGAGCTTCGCGGGCATGGTCTCCTATGGCGTCTCCGAACCGGCTCTCCGGCGGCTCAAGGCGTTGGGGCTCTTCCCGCCTGGCGCACCGATGGAGGCGGACCGGTTCGAGATCAACCTGTCCGGTGAGCGGATGCCGATCCGCGGGGGCAGCTGGAGCCACGGTGCCTCGGCGGGCGTGTGGGCGCTGCGCGCGGCCGACGCGCGCTCGGGCGCGACCCCGCTCATCGGGTTTCGCCCCGCTTTCGTGCTCTGAAATCTGCCGACCTGATATCTGAGGTCCGCGCGATAGCGCGGGCCTGACAACCGAAGAAGCCGAGGGCGGC